GAGCTGGAAAAACGTATTAAAAATATTGAGTTTGAACAGTTGGACAGCGCAGGAGAATTTCAGAAGCTGGCGCAAGAAGTGATACAGGCAAGAGAAAGCAATAGCAAATTGCTGGAATCCAAGTACAAATCAAACGATTTTCTTATGAAAGAGAATCAAAAATACGCTCATGTGGCAGACGATAGGTACATAGACGTAATCGACAAACTGAATAGCATAGAAGCAGAAATAAAAGAAATAAAGAAGAAAATTAAGTAGGGCGGCACTTGACCGTCCTATTTTTATGCATAAAAAGTAGCGCTCATTTTTTAGCGCTATTTAAAATTAAAACCAAAAGCATCTACATAACGTAGGTGTTTTTCTTTTATATAAATTATTAATTATGTAAATGTAATACATTCTTCAATATACTTTGTAATAGCAATGAACAGGGGGTTGACATAATGGCAAAAGCAACACTTCCAACAAATTTTAAGGACGATATATTGGATAAAAAAATGGGTGGTCGGCGAAGATACCGAATGACTACCAATTCAGACGGCACAATCACACTGGAAGATGTAACGACATATACACAGGTCGGTGGCGAGTTTAAAGCGGCTAATATCAACAATACAAATAAAGCTATCAATGCGGCGGCAGATAAGAATAAGATTCTGACTACACTGGATGATGTAAAAGCCTGTACACAGTCTGGTTACATGGTTGATTGTCTGGTTATTAAAGCTATGTTGGAGGAATAAGCTATGTCAATGAGTTCATTCTTAAATGTCAACGGATATGATTTTCCTTGCCCTGCGGTTGGCTTCTCATGGACGATATCTACTACAGTAAATGCAGGAAGAAATGCAAATAATGCAGTTATTGGTCAGAGAGTCGGCAGAGATTTATATAAACTGGACAATCTGAAATGGGTAGGACTTACACCAGAACAGCGGCAAATGATGTTAAAGGCAATCGAACCGTTCTATGTTCCTGTTACATTTGAGGACATGAAGAATCCTGGCAACCCTATCACGATCACAATGTACCCTGGAGACAGAAAAGGCGTGCCACTATTCGTTGACCGACTTACACACATGATAACCAAAGACGAAACATTGTCCTTTAACTTGATAGATTGTGGGTGGTAATTATGCAAAACGTTTCCAAGGCTTATAAGCAGTCCATGAAAGGAATAGGCCGCAACAGGGGTTATATCAAGGCTACGATAGGAGTTATTAATTCACAGGCACAGAAGAACGTAGCAGTAGACAATCAGACAGCAGTTACCTATTTTGCGGATATCAAAAAGCCATTTAACAATTACACCGTAGATAATGTATACGCCACAGCAGAGCAGGACTTTTCCAAGGTAGACGGTACAATGTATTTTCTGCCACCAAAGAACAGTACATTGGAGATTTACAATAATGGAATTGTTACAGAAAGCCTTTTAGGTGCTGTGAAGATATTCTTTTCTGGAATCACAGGACTTGATATAAAAGGTCTTACGATAGACTTTGGGGAATATTACCCTGTAGACTTTACAATCCAAAATGACAGCGTTACACGCACTTATACATGCAACGATAAATCTTATTGGGTGACGGAAGATGTATTCAACGGTACTTCCTACATCATCATTACACCTACAAAAATGATAAATGGACAGGGAAGACTAAGGATATATCAGTTTTATTGCGGTATCGTCAATGCATTTAGCAACAAGGAAGTTAAGAAATACAGCGGTAAACAGTATGTATCTTCCATAACAGATACAATACCGTCTAACGATATATCACTGACGATAGATAATCAGAATCAATACTATTCTCCAGACAATCCAGACAGCGCACTTGCTTACATGGAAGTCGGACAGGAAGTAAAGATTCAGTTCGGCTATGATGTGTTGGGAAATAACGAAATAGAATGGCTACCAGAGGAAACAACCTACCTTAAAACATGGTCGGCAACTGATACGGAAGCCAAGTTTACGGCAACAGACAGGTTCGATTACATGACAGGTAAGTACTACCGTGGACTTTACAGAGAAAACGGGATAAGCCTATATGACCTTGCTATTGATGTGCTGAATGATGCAGGAATAACGGACGAAAGAGAATACTCAATAGACCCATATTTAAAAAATATCAAAGTGCAGAATCCTATGCCAACAGTAAAACACAGCGAAGCATTACAGATTATTGCTAATGCAGGGCGGTGTGTGCTATTTGAGGATAGAAATAGTAAAATCCATATGCAAGCTTCATTCATACCAGACATGACAGCAGAATCCAATGGAGAAACAGCGTATAGTCATGTATCTGATGTGCTGAACGGAGAGGACAAAGAAGCTTATGCGATATGCAGTTCTGATTTTTCCAAAGTGGACGGAACTGTATTTTTTATGCCTGCTGACAGCAATTACTTAAATACTGGTTATATCAGTTCACAGATAGCAGATGCAAGCGGAACTTTTGCAGAGAATCCAAAGATTACCATTAATCTTGAAGCGGCATTTGTAGCATATGGATTGCAGATAGAGTTTAGAAACGTTGCACCGGAGCAGTTTAAGGTAAAGACATATTACCAAGATTTAGAAGTGGACAGCTACACGGTAGAACAGGGTGGGGAACTGGAATACAATACTTTTGATCAATTCAATCTGTTTGACAAAATTGTATTGGAATTTATAAAAGCAAAGCCGAACAGCAGAATCACAGTAGATAATATCACTGTTGGGGATGTCACTGACTACCATATCACAAGAAATGACATGACAGCAAGCCCTACAGCAGTAAGGCAGAATAAAATCAAGGCTATCAGCGTAATTAAGACACAATACCGTAAATCAAGCGAGAATAAGGATATTTCTACAGAAGAGATTACCATTAGTCCTGCTAACAATGTGCATACGGTATACTTTCAAAATCCATGTTACGGACTGACTGCAGTAATTGATAACGGAACAGATGACGGTGGAAATCCGATTCCAAGCGCTATATCCGTACAGATTACAGACAGTAGCAGTTATTATGCGACTCTACAGTTTAGCGGTATGACGGAAGAAACGATTGTTAAGTATGTAATTAAAGGATATGAGTACGTTACCGAGGAAATCGGCTACACGGTTACACATAATGACAATGGGGATATTAAGACATGGAAAAATCCGTTAATCAGTACTACAGAATTAGCAAAAGACCTAGAGGAATGGCTTGCAAGCTACTACTTAGGAGACGTTGATTATCAGATAAAATGGCGTGGTGACCCAAGAACGGATGCAAACGACTTGTATTATCTGGAATTGAAAGACAGGGGAGAAACCATGATAAGGACGTACCAAAATGAGATATCATTTAACGGTGCATGGTCTGGAACAATGAAAGCAAGAAAGGCGGTGTTGTAAGTGATCGAGAAAGTAACTGCTACAGTAGCAGAAGAAACGACAGATTTAAAAGAAAGCAATTCTGCATACACAGGAGAACTTACAGCACCTATGGATTCTGGCAGTTATCCTGTTACGGTATCTGCTTATGACGATAGCGGTAATGTGACTGTTAATACTTCTACAGTCGCAGAAGTTACCCTATGGCATACTCCTAAGACAAATTGGAAAGCAACCGACCGATTCAATTATGTGGACTATAACCGTATTAAAAACAATTTGACTTATCTGTATGAACTAGCACAGGAAGTATATAAGCAGTTTTCAATCGTGGATATGGGCGCAGATATTGAAGATTATACTGGATGGTTTACAGCGGCGGCTTTTAATGCTTTTGAAAGCAATCTTGAAACGATTAACAAGAACATATTCACACAAGACTACGGAGTATCACAAAGGTTCTTTGATAACGGACAGTTCATTAAATGGGATGAATTGAACCGTATAGAGTCGGCTACGTTGCAAATGAATGACCTTTTGGAGAGACAGAAAGCCACTTTGAGGAAATTGCCATTCAGACTGGGCGCATTTAGGGAGGTAAGAATATAAATGGCTATATCAAGCGTACAAGCAACAATCAAAGGCACTACTTACAATCTGACTCTGAATAGCTCTACTGGATTGTATGAAGCAAGTGTTACAGCACCAAGTACCAGTTCTTACAATAATAACAGCGGTCATTACTTCCCTGTCACGATTAAAGCTACAGACAGCGCAGGAAACAGTACCACAATCAATGATACTAACGCAACACTGGGAAACAAGCTGAAATTAAAAGTAAAAGAAACCACTGCGCCAGCCATTGTAATTAGTTCACCTACAGAAAGCCAAGTAACTAATAACACAAATCCTACAGTTAATTTCACGGTTACAGATGCAGATAGCGGTGTTAATCCTAACAGTATCAGCATTACAGTTGACGGTGGAAGTGCTGTGACAAGCGGAATTACTAAGACCGCAATAACAAATGGATATTCATGCTCTTATGCGATTCCTACGGCTCTTACAGACGGAAACCACACTATCAAGGTAAATGCTAAGGACAATGATGGAAATGCCGCCACACAGCGTACAGTAACGTTTAAAGTGGACGCAACGCCGCCTACATTATCTGTATCTGAACCGACTAATAATCTTGTCACAAATGTTGCATCATGCACAGTAATAGGCAAGACAAGTGATGTTACAGCAGGAGTCAAATCGGTTACAGTTAGTATAAATGGCGGTACAGCTACTAATGTCACAGTAGATTCAAGTGGCAATTTTAACACAACAATTACTTTGGAAGAGGGAGCGAATACAATTGTTGTCACTGCCACAGATAACGGTGGTCTTTCTTCCAGTGTTACAAGAATTGTGACATTAGATACAGAAGCACCTGTTATCAATTCTGTAGAAATCATCCCTAACCCGGTAAGCACAGGAGAAGTATTTACAGTAACCGTTAAGGCTACGGATTAGGCGGTGCTTATGGGTGTAGTAATAACAAATGTTACAATTTCCAAGAATCCAGTAAATACAAAGGAAACATTTAAAATATCGGTTGCTGTCAAGGAGACAGTGACCGAACCTACAATGTATAGATTGCCCATGAGATTAGGGGAAGAAAAGGGAGGTATAAAATAATGGCAAAGGCAAATTTACCTGTCAATTTTAAGGACGATATATTGAAAGAAAATATGAACGGGAAGCGTAGATTCAACATGATTCAGAACAGTGATGGTACAGTCAGTTTTGAAGATGTGACAGAATATACACAGGTTGGTAGCACATTCGGAGCGGCACAGATAAATGCTACAAATGAAGCTGTAAATAATGCGGCAGATGCAAGCAAAATCATTGACAGTTTAGAAACAATCAAGGCAAATACGCAGTCTGGATATATTGCTGGGGCATTGGCAGTTAAGGCATTAAGTAGTAATTTAGGGAATGTTAATGTTCCAAATGGTATGTATCTTGCTGTTACAGGAGGTCTGTCTTTTACATTGGAAAGTAAGGGAATCTCAAAAGAAATCATATCTCATTTAAAATTTGTTGCTGGATATGTCGGAGATTTTTCAGGTCGCAATGAGGATTATGGACTGTCCCAGTATAGACATTATGGAGCTATTGTAAAATATGAAAATGGTATAGTTACAGCAAATCCATCCAACGGTTATGCAGCCGTCATGGGCAGTGCTGGAGGTAGTAGTTCTGGATGGACACGTTTTAATTCTGTTTGTGCTGTGTTTCAATACATATAACAATGTAATCTATCCAATCAAAAAATTCCACTTTATTTGATTCCTTTAGATTTACATAATTATTTTTAGAATATATCACATCGACATAGTTAAAGTCTCCAACTATTTGTATTTTAGCCGACGGTAATCATCTTCTCTGGTTTTTAGATATTTTATAAGCGCTAACTGTGCTACAGGGGTTAGATAAACTTCACGTTCTTTAGCGTCTTCCCCCCCATAACTATACACTTTGGAAATAGATTGTGGTAACATTTCTATGATATACAGATATAATTTTACCTTTAGATATTTTTTTCTTGTCACTCATGTCAATATTGTAAGAATAATAACAATCTTCTAATATGGTTATATCAAAACTAAGTGTTGCCTGATTCCATTTTAATTGAATATCATACCAAGTCCTTGTACCCAGTTCGGTATAATACCAGTGTTGTATATGTAGTAATTTCCAATTATAATTCTTGTAAAATAACCCACAACATATACTTGGGTTTGCGTTTCCATCAATATAGATAGAATAACCTCCTCTGTCGTCATTCCCTAAATTACTATTTAATTCATAAAAGAAAGGAGGTATCGCCCATGGCATACCTAAAATTTTTAGATTCCAAAAAAATAATCCAGTGTATCGTAGTCCCGGAATCAGAACACGTAGTAACACTGAAATTCCATGATGCAGTTACCGTAGATAAAAGCGGTTTTGATTTGTTCCTTGATGAACAAGGAGAGCTGGACATTGGCGGTGATTCTTACCACAGCTATAATACTGTATACAGGAATGACGATACAACAGCAGAATATAACGGATATCAGCTTTCTAATGACGGTTCTGTTTATGAGGAACAGCCACAGCCAACACCTGTTGAACCGACACTTGACGAACTGAAAGAGCAGAAGATTGCAGAAATGAACGCTGCACAGCAGGAATCAATTCAAAACGGTGTTGATGTTACCCTGTCTGACGGAACAATTGAACATTTTACACTGACTGACCACGACCAGACAAGCCTTATGGGATTGCAGACTAAGGTTGCGCAGGGAGAAACACAGATACCGTGGCATACATCAGATGTGAATAAACCATGTAAATACTACAGCAACACGGATATGAGATTGATTACGGAAACAGCTATGCAGGCTGTGACATTTGCGGTTACGTATTTCAGAGATTTGCGCATCTATATCAATTCAATGGAAGATTCAACATCCGTTCAAAACGTAACCTATGGTATGACAATTCCTAAAGAATACCGTTCAGAAGTGCTTGCGGATATCTACGCAAGTAAAGGTATTGCGTAAGGTTATTAAGCCACTTATCCTATTTGCGATAGGTGGCTTTCTCTACGTAATGATTGAACTGCTGTACCGTGGTCGTAGCCATTGGACAATGCTCTTGTTAGGCGGTCTATGCTTCCTGTATGCAGGAGAACAGAACGAACATACAGACTGGAATTGCCCACTTGTTTTACAGTCTGTCAGGGTAGCTTTGGTTATTACCCTGTTAGAGTTCCTATGCGGTCTTATTGTAAATATATGGTTAGGGTGGAATGTATGGGATTACAGCAATATGCCATTTAACCTGTTAGGGCAGATATGCCTACCATTCAGCCTGTTATGGATAATTGTAGGAACGCTTGCGATTATCCTGGACGATTATTTGCGGTACTGGATATTCAAAGAAGAAAAGCCACACTACAGATTGCTGTAATTTGTCGAATTTTACCGCAGAATATGTCGAACGTATTTTCTTGAATCCTTGCATTTATAGACGTACAATAAACTTGTCCACAATAATGTGGTTCTTCAAGTTCTGGTCTGGGCGGTATGTTAGTGGCATTTCATGCCGCCCGAATTACCAAAAGTTGCAAACAGACGTTTGATTTATTTGTTGACATATGCAAACATACATTCTATAATTAGTACAAACATTATAGAGAGGATGGTTGCATGAGTGGGTTACATAGTTGTAGAGAGGGCAAGGATATGGCAGGGGATAATGACAATGATGTAGAATTTTACAAGAGAGAATCAAAAAAGATGCTAGATGAAATAAAAGATTTAAAGAATTTACAATTCATCTATGTATACATAAAAAGAACAATGAAGTATGAAAAGGACTAGGGTTTGCGCAATGCCCTAGTCCTTTTTTTATTTGTTTGTAAGTGCGTCTATCAAAGCTTCTAACTTTTGCCAACCATCAGAATCTAGTTTAGCAAGTGCTAAAATCAATCTTTTTTGGAAATTATCATCATTAAGATGCTGAACATCAGATAGAAAATTAGATATTTCCGCTTCTTTTGGTAAATTTACAAACATTTCTCCAGTTCCATTCAAAAGCCATTCTTCATTAACGTTAAATTTCTCACATATGTCAGAAATAGTTCTATTAGATGGTTTTTTTATTCCCAATTCAACTTGCGCTATAAAATTTCGGGAAAGACCAATCTTTGAAGAAAATTCTTCTTGCGTCAATTCTAAATGGTTTCTCAATTTTTTTATTCGTTCATTCAATATTTTCCCTCCTTTCATGATTACTATACACCAAAAATGTCCCCTAGTCAACAAAAATGTATTGACAAAAGGTTTCTGAGGGACTATACTATGTTTACAAGTAAACAAAGGAGGTGAAAAAATGAACGATTTAGTATCAATTAAACATGATGAGGTTGTCTGTACCAGTTTGGATGTAGCTGAGAAATTTGGGAAACAACATAAACATGTAATAAGAAATATTGAAAAGATAAAAGAAGATAGCTCAGCCCAAAAGTGGGCTCAGTCATTTCACGAAACTACATATACAGATTCTTCTGGAAAGAGTAACAAAATGTATCTGATGAATCGTGACGGATTTTCAATATTAGTTATGGGATTCAATGGTAAAAAGGCTTTGGACTGGAAATGGAAATATCTTGAAGCATTCAATCAAATGGAATCCATGCTGAAAGAGCGAAATACACAATTATGGGTAGAACAGCGAAAGCAAGGGAAACTTACAAGACAGGCAGAGACAGATGTTATTAAGCAGTTAGTTAAATATGCAGAAGAGCAGGGAAGCGAACATTCCAAAATGCTTTACACTACATATTCTAAACTTGCAAATAAAATGGCGGGAATCACAGACAGGGATTTTGCAACGCTTGCCCAGTTAAATGAATTGTCATTTATTGAAAATATCATTCTGAATCAGATTCGTGTCGGCATGGAAAGAGAAATGCATTACAAGGATATATACAAAGACTGCAAAAAGCAGATTGAAACTTTCAAAGATGTAGCATATCTGAATGCAGGATAATTAGGGAGGTGAGAATATGGAAAAAAAGAGGTATGTAGTCTTAGACGAAAATGGAAGTGCATCTATAGTCCAAAAAGCTGATTCACGCTTTGTGGGAATTGACGAGCTGGCGCAACACATTGCCCTGGATGTTATCGAGGACTACCAAAGTATTATAGATGGCGATAAGAAAATCGAGGAAACAAATATTGAATTGTCTATCAAAGTCCTTACCGCCATTTCACCATTTAGAAGCAATTCTTGTTATGGAAAGGATTGCTAACTGCTTCTGCTTTTGCTAGTTGCGGTTTTTCTTCTGGAAGAGAATTGATGATTTCAGAGTAGTATTGGTCGTACAGATTCTTAAAATCGTCAAACGTTCCATTGTAACCGCAAATTTTAGAAATAGCATAAGCAGATGCGTAGTCATTACAATGCAAATTATTTCACCTCCTTATAAAAATATAAGGAGAGTATACCACAGAAAGGAAGTGAATTGAATGAGTGAAAAGGAAAAGCAGATTGTTGAGAAGTTAAAAGATGCTATTCCTAAAATGTCGGACTTCGACAAGGGATATATCTTAGGAAAAGTAGAGAACATGGCAGAAAATTCTGCGAAAAAAGAGGTTTCCGAAAGCAAAGAATAGTAGGTTTACAATTTGTTAAAATTGTTCCTGCATTTTACAAAATTTTATTTTTAGGAAAGGAGAAGAATTGAACGAATTAATTCACATCGGAAATGCTGATATTTCCATAAAAGAGTACAAAGGAAAAAGAGTGGTCACGTTTAAGGACATTGACATGGTTCACGAAAGACCGGACGGAACAGCGAAAAGAAATTTTAATACGAACAAAGCACGCTTTGTTGAGGGAGAAGATTACTTCATTGTAAGCGCAGACGAAATTCGTACAAGCCGCATGTTTCCTATATCTGACAAGGATTTTATGAGCAAAGCACTAATTACCGAACAGGGCTATCTGATGTTGGTCAAGTCATTCACGGATGATTTGGCATGGGAAGTGCAAAGAAAATTAGTTTCTTCTTATTTTAATGTACATCAAAGTGTCAACAATCAGTTATCTCCAGAATTGCAAGCATTGCAAGGACTTCTTAATCAAATGGTTCAGAAAGAACTTGCTGACAAGGAACGTGATAAACAAATTGCTATCGCACAGGAAACAGCACAGAAAGCCATTGAGACAACTGAACATATCAAAGAAGCTGTAAAACCTGTTCTCGATAATTGGCGTGATGAAATCAATGTTAAATTTAATCGTATTCAGAAAAGTGCATCTACACCATTTAATCTTTTACGTACAGAAATGTATTGTGAATTGGAACGTAGAGCAGGATGCGATTTGTCTACCAGATTAAGAAACCGTAAACAGCGCATGACCGATAATGGATGCACGAAAACGGAAATTAATAAGTTGAATCGCATGGATGTAATTGAGGAAGATAAGAAATTACGTGAGATATTTACAAAAATAGTTTCAGAGTATGAAATTGAGTACTGCGCTTTCAAATAAGAAAAAGGAGGGATATTAATGAAGAATATAAGCACTAAAACATTATGCAGAATATCTATAGGTTTATCAATATACTCTATTATCATCAACGTATTAGCACATTGGGGATGAATCATGAAAGTTTACGATTTAATCAAACAGCTTACTCGATTCCCTGCTGATGCGGAAGTGATATTTGATGCAAGGATTGAGACAGACGTAAAAGTAAAGGAACTAATTGAAGCGATAGATACAGAATCTATTTATGCAGATGTTGAAGTTGAAGAAGAAGTTTCTATTACCGACATTGACTGGCTGAATAAAGATGTTTTGATAAAACTGGAAAAGTGAGGTTTGAGGTATGAAGAACAGAGAAAAATATGCTAAGGAAATTATTGATATTGCTATCGACAAAGGACATATTGCTGTGAGTAAAGAAAACAAAGTAGTCTGCTGTGAAGAAATAAGTTGCATAGATTGTATTTTTGACAAAATGACAGGGAATTGTTCAAAATTAAATAAAGAATGGGCAGAAAAGGAATATGAAGAACCGCCTGTTGATTGAAGCAAAATACCTGTTGATGCGCCGATTTTAGTAAGAGATTGCGAAGAAGAAGTGTGGGAAAAAAGACATTTTGCAAAATACGAGAACGGAATAGTGTACACATGGCGTTCAGGAAAAACATCTTGGAGCACATACAATGGTAGCATGACCAGTTGGAAAATGGCTAAGTTAGCAGAAGAGGTGGAATCATGATTATAGCAAATGATTCAAAAGTGGATTTCATCGGCGAAGATACAGAAATGTGCCTTGACCTTGCAAATATCATCCGAGCTTTACGGTTCAGATTTGAACAGCACTTTGACGAGGAGACAGCAGAAATGCTGATCGCACAGTCTGTAGAGGATTCCCGAAGAAAAGAATCAGAGGTAATAGAGGATATGAAGCAGTTTCAGAAATCGGCTTCAAGAGGACTGACAAAAGCAATGCTATTTTAAATAAGAAGAAAGGAAAACGGATATGGGAGATTTTACAATTGCAGAAGTAGAAAAAATGTGTGAGGACTTAGGTGTTGGAGTCTTGATCAATGACGGTCATGTAGTCGGATTTGAAGTAGAAGAGGAATAGCCATGGATAACAGGCTAAGAAAAATTGAGAATGCCTTGATATCTATGGGAATAGAACCCAGTATGCGTGGATTCTACTATATCGTGGAACTGACTGTAGGAAAGATAATAAATCCGACAAAGAAACTACAGGATATGTATGACGAAATTGCATCTGAACATGGAATTACAGGCGGTTCAGTTCATAAAGTTGTAACACGCACAGTAGAACTTGCGGACTCAAGAACTCCTACCTACAAAAAGTATATCGGGAGTGAGTTCAAAACGAACAGCGGTTTTGTTTCCTTACTGGCATTCAACATCAGAAGGGAGCTGGAAGATGAACAGGATAACGCTATGCGGCAGGATGAATGAAAAACCTACATACAGCCACACGGTAGGTAAAATCAGATTCTACAGCTTTCATATGATTGTAAGACGACTAAGCGGATATGAGGACATTATTCCATGTATCGCAGAACAGGGGATTGCAAATCAGATTCAAAACGGAACGGTGCATAAAATAACAGGTGCTATCCATAGTAGACAGGTGTTTGACGGAAAACGGACGCACTTAGAGTTATTTGTCCATGTAGAATCTATATCAATGGTATTTGAAGCAGATGGAAACCACACAGAAATAACAGGTGTTATCGTCAAAAAACCAGTGTTCAGGCAGACCCAAAGCGGAAGATATATAGCAGAGTTGCTAGTGGTATCTTCCAGGAAGAATAGAAAAACGGATTGCATACCGTGTATTGTGTGGTCAGTAAATGCTTTATTTGCAAAGAATTTAGCAACAGGTCAGACAGTTACTATAAAAGGAAGATTCCAGTCAAGGCAGTATGAGAAAGACGGACGGACTAAGGCAGTTTACGAACTGTCTGGAAACGAATTGAAGTTAGGAGTGAGAACGTGGAAGATTTGATTAAAAGTAAATCCTGCGATACGGTCACTATTTCGCAGGAACGGTATGAGCAGTTAGTTGCTTTAGAAAGTAGAGTTGATGCGGCAGTTGACTATATCGTTAATACGGACTTTTGCAACGTAAAGACCGCATTAAGAATCATGGGATTTTATAAAGAAGCAAACAAGCAGGAAGAGAAAGAAAAGAAACTGTTTGATTCATCAGAAGGAAAGGAGTTTGACGATGTGTAAGGTAATTAGATTAAAGAAGCTGATTTTGGAAAATTTCATGATGTATGCACAGGCAGAATTTAATTTCTCAGAACTGACAAGAATTATGGGGAAGAATGGCAAGGGCAAGTCCAGTATCGTGAATGCCTACACATGGCTGCTTTTCAACTGTGACTATGAATTAAATGACAATCCAGCGGTTAGAAGAACAGTTGACGGCAAGAGCGTAGACGATATGGACACAGCAGTCACAGCAGTGCTGGATATTGACGGTAAGGAAGTTACGGCTAAGAAAGTGCAGAAGCGCACATGCAGTAAAGACGGCAGCAGTTACAAGGACGATAACAAATATTTTATCAATGATGTTCCAAAGACTCTTAGAGACTTCAATGATTACTTTGAAATCGACATTGCTACATGGAAAATGTGCAGTAATATAAATGCATTTCTTGATAAGAAACCGTCTGAAATGAGAGAATTTTTGTTCGCACAGGTTGGAACTATCACAGATTTGGATATTGCACAGGGGAATGAGGATTTATCCGAATTGGCTAGTTTACTGGAAAAGTACACAGCAGAGGAATTATCTGCCATGAATAAGGCTACAAAAGCAAAGGTTGCTAAGGAGATACCTGTTATGGACGGTCAGATCAAGGAAAAAGTGCGTGATATTCAGATTAAATCCGACATTGACACAGCAGAACTTGTCTTACAGAAAAATGCATTACAGGAACAGCTTGAACAGAACCTTTACAAGCAGACAGGGAATGAAAACTTATTGGCAGAGTACGATAAGGCTACACAGGATATCATGCAGTTGCAAATGAAGCTTTCTGAAATGCAGAATACGGCTAATAGTGAGTTAGAATCTCAAAGGGCAGAACTTAGGGCAACCATGATGAATAAGAGCGTTGAAATCAACAGCCTGAAATCCAGTATCAGGCTTGCAGAGAATGAAATTTCCAATAGCAATAAGAAGATTACAGAATTGACAGAGGAAAAGACAAGACTGCGGAATGCATGGAAAACGGTCAATGCAGAGAAATTTGACTCCAATACAGCTATCTGCCCTACCTGTCACAGAGAGTTGCCGGAAGAAGATGTTAAGAATCTCATGGAAACCTTTGAAAAGTCAAAAACTGATAGAATCGGTAAAATTGAGACAGACGGATTCAAGGTTAAAGGAGAAATCGAAAAAGAACAGCAGTTATTAAAAGATAAAGAACAGTTGTTATCTGATTTGAATGAAAATTTTAACACTGTAAATAAAGAGTACGCAGAAATTACCACAAAGTTAGAATCTATCCCACAGTATGTTGATATCCACGACAGGGAAGATTATAAGTCTGTACAGGCTGAAATCGTCCGTAAGGAAGAATTATTGAAGCAGTCAACGTCACTTTCAGATATCAAGAAATCTTTGAAACTGGAAGAATCTGAAATCAGAGCGCAGTTAGCAGAGGTTGAAAAGAAAATAGCTTCTACAAATACGGAATCTGATGAAACAAGACTGGAAGAACTTAGAAATCAGAAAACAGACTTGGAACAGGCGAAAACGGATGCAGAGAAAATACTTGCCCTGTTAGATCAGTTAGACAGAGCAAAGAATGAAGCCTTGACAGATGCGGTCAATAGACACTTCTCATTAGTTAAATGGCAATTATTTGACACAGCAAAGAACGGTAATTATAAATCCGTTTGCATACCTACTGTAGAGGGTAAATCAATTCTTACGACCATGAGCAACAAGGGCAACAGGATTTTAGGAAGAGTGGATATCTGCAATTCAATTCAGAAAATGTGTGGAATCAGCACGCCAGTATTTCTTGATGATTCGGAGTCACTTGACGATAATAACCAGGCAAAGGTTGCTGAAATGGTTGATTCACAGTTGATTATGCTGATTGTAAATGAAAATGAGAGGTTAGAGGTGGGTTAAATGGAAAGACTTACAGACAGCAAAAGAAATTCTGACGGTACAGCATCTTCTAAAGAATCGCTTATAGACATAGAGCATGACAGACCTAGTGCGTATTGTGGTGAGATTCTTACCAAACTGGCAGATTATGAGGACTTAGAGGAACAGGGCAGACTGTTAGCTCTTCCATGCAAAATTGGAGACAGGATGTATTGGATTGATGATGAGGACGATGACGGAAACAAAGGACTTTGCATTAAACAGTACAATGAGGACGAAAAAGTACAAGCTATTGGAATTGACAAAGACGGTGACATTTTTGTAATGCTTGGAATTGATGAATTTTTTACAGCTCCAGATACAATCGGTTCTCAATATGCACTTCTTACACTGGAAGACGCAAATAAGATGTTAGCAGAAATGAAGAAGAATGAAAGTGAGGAATAATTATGGCAGATACAAAGCAGGCATTAGCAGAGAAAAAAGAATTTACAACATCATTAAGCCAGTGGTCGAATGAAATCACAGGACTTATTGCAAGAGATTATGAATCATGTGGGGTAAAATTTGATGATTATGCAAAAAAATGCGCAATGGAAGCTATGACAAGCATTTATACACTTGTTAAGAATGATGATAAGGCAGACATGAGGAGCATTGATACAAGCAACCTTAGACAGATTGTAGAGCAGTGTGCAAGCCTTAAACTGAATGCGAGCGCATATCCGAGAGAGTGTTACTTCCAGTTACGAAGCGTTAAGCAGGGAAATGAGTGGGTAAAGGTCGTTGAAATGGGTATTGAGGGAACAGGCTATGACTCATTACTTTCCAACTATGGAAAAGACGTTGACAAGGTTTATCCGTTCTGGGTCATAAAAGAAGGAGACGAATATATACCACCCAAGCATAAAGGTCTGGAAGTTACGCCCCCGAAATGGGAAGAAAAAGGATTGTCAAGTAAGGCTGTAAGAGTTGTATATCCTGTAAAACTGACAGACGGAACAGTAACATACCTTATGGCAGACAGAGACAGTGTTAAGGTCAACCTTTTAGCACACGTCAAGCAAAACATGATTAATGCCACGTTTGGTATCTGTGAGGATAGATACAAGGCAACTCCGAAGCAGAAAGAGGAAATCAAGGATAAGAAAAATGAAATCTTAGATGCTTTAAGAGCGTGTGCGACAGTGGATGATATGTTGCAGTGTGAAGTAGCCAGACCGTATATCAGCGGTGCATGGCTTGATACGCCAGAAAGCATGATTCAGAGGAAGATGTGTAACAATGCAACACGTAAATATCCTAAGAATTATGACCCTATGGCAAGACAGGCGCAGATTGAAATGGACAAAGTTTATCAGTTGGCACAGGAAGATATCGCAGAGAACGCCAACACAGTAGACTTCCAAGAAGAAACAGAAGCAATTGACGCAGATGCAACAGAGGTGGAAGAAACACCTAGTTTTATGGGGGAATAGGATATGAGAGTAATTTCACAGGATGGAACAATAGATATTCCGTATGAGTTATCTGTAATTTGGATAAGTGAAAAAAATGGATATTCAGTAAAGGCAAATATGCCCAATGATGAGGCAGTACTACTTGGTATGTATTCGTCAAGAGAAAAGGCTTTAAGGTCTATGGAAATGCTTAGAGAGACATATATCGGTATGCCTATCGTAATGCAGAATGTTGATGTTTCAGAAAATGTGGCAAAGAAATTTGAAAGATTAAAGAAATTCGGTGTTATGGTGCGAGCAGATAATCAGCCGTCAAAAGTAGATTTTATCAACAATGCTGTCTTTCAGTTTCCACAGGATGAAGAAATCGAGGTGTAGTTAAAACGAAACTTAAATGTATTTCCAGTGGTTCACAAGGAAATTGCTACATATTAAGAGATTCCAACGGTAAATCCCTTATTCTTGACTGTGGTGTTCCGATTATGGATATCAAAAGAGGACTGAACTGGAATATCAAAGATGTGGTAGGGTGTGTGGTTTCGCACATCCATAAAGACCACAGCAAAAGCGCAGATGCATTATCGAAAATGGGAATCCCAGTATGGAAACCATATGAAGAAGAAAATCCGAAGATGCAGAAATACGGTAGTTTCACAATCCAGTGTTTCCAGTTGCCACATAACGGAACTACCAATTACGGATTTTACATCAAGGTAGACGGACAGAAGCTATTATACATGACCGACATGGAGTATTGTCCTTACAGTTTTAGGAAACAGGCGGTAGATCACATGCTGATTGAGTGCAACTACATAGCGGATATGGTGGACAGGGATATCCCCAATTACGAACATAAGATTCTAGGGCATTGTGAACTGGAGACTTGCAAAGGGATTGTAGAAACTAATAAGTCAGATGCATTGCAGAACGTCATATTATGCCACACAGCGAAAGAAACTTGCGATAAGGATAGAATTATTGAAGAGATTAAGAAAATCGTTCCTAGCGCAAATGTGAGTGTTGCACAGGTCGGTATGGAATGGGAACTTAGAAATGCGGATGAATGTCCGTTTTAGGAGAAAGTGAGGGATTAAATCAATGAAATTGTATTTTTATACACTGAAAGAACCATATAATGGTAAACTATTTATTCAGTTTGAAGAGCGTGAAGCTGACGAGAAGCCCGAGACTTATTTGCTGCATGTACGCCCTAGAGATTTTTATTGTAGAAAAATAAGTAAAGAATATATTGGTAAACGAATGGGGGACACTGTTATATTGCTTGAAAAAGATGATTTTCTTGCTAGAAGTATTTTCACTGAAACAATTAATAAAAAAATATCTGATGTAGAAAAACAGGTGAAATGGTTAAGAGAACAGTTAGAAGCAGTAGAGAAAGGAGACATACAATGAACAGTGTAGATATATCAGGAAGAATGACAAGAGAGCCAGAAGTAAGGTATGCGGCAGATAAGCCATTTGCAAAATTCTGCCTTGCAGTAAATCGCAGATTCAAACAGGAAGGACAGGCAAATGCAGATTTTATCAACTGTACAGCATTTGGGAAAATGGCTGAATTTGTGGAAAAGTACGGAAGAAAAGGCGTAAAGTTTGAAGTTCATGGCAGATGGCAGACTGGAAGCTATAAGAACAAAGACGGTAACACTGTTTATACAAACGACTGTATGGTTGAATCAATCGAGTTTGCAGAAAGTAAGAGCAGCAGCATTGAACAGGAAAACGGAAGTGCAGTTCCAAGTGGGGATGGGTTTATGAATATACCAGACGGAATAGATGAAGAATTACCATTTAACTAAAAGGGAGCGTGATTTATCTTGCAGAATCCAAGACAGAGATATGCAATAGAATCAAAGAACCGTAAACGGTTACTGGAAGTAAACCCTAGCCTTACGGATGAAAGCGGTATCTATTTCTTGACAAGAACTGATGAAAACGGCTTTCGATACGCTTATATCGGACAGGCAGTACATATTTTGCAAAGACTTGCACAACATCTTGTAGGGTATCAGCATATAGACCTTAGTCTAAAAAAACATGGGTTATACGCTGATGATAACCCTAACGGTTGGAAAATCGGGTTTCTTAATTTCCCAATATCAGAATTGGATAAACAGGAACAGCACTATATTAAAACCTATGCCGATTATGGCTATCAGTTGCGTAACAAGACAAGCGGTAGCCAGGGAGAGGGAAAAGCCAAGATTGATGAATACAGACCCACTAAGGGTTATCGTGACGGCATTAGACAAGGGAAAATCAACCTTGCAAGGGAATTATCCAGTATTGCAGAAAAGCACCTTGAAATTCGTTTAAAGCCAGAGAAACAGGGTAATAAAGTTTCTGAAAAGCAGTATGAGAAGTTTATGGCTTTGATTTCTGAAAATACATATGAGGAGAACGATTAAATGGCAGAAAGGAGCAGTAATGGAGAGATTAACAAACAGAAAATATGGAGAAAATTCTTGCGCAGGAGTAAAAATTCCATATAGCACGTATTGCATTGGATGTATTACCAGCGGTTGCAATTGCGGAATTGTTGAAGATATGGTTAAAAAACTTGCTGATTATGAGAATTTAGAGGAACAGGGCAGACTTATCAAGTTGCCTTGTAAAGTGGGAGATGCAGTTTATTGTATTTTCAACAGATACACTAAATGCACATTTAGCAATGAGGAATTTGACGAATATAGTTGCCAAGGGTGCGAGTATGAGTGTGACAGCAAAAAAGAAAATTATGTGCAAGACATGAGAGCATATAGCCTTGATTGGATTGTAACAAATTTGAAGAATTTTGGTAAAACCGTATTTCTCACAAAATCCGAAGCCGAAGCAAAACTGAAAGAATTGAGGTATGACAATGATTGATTGTAATATTTGCAAGTATAAAGAAGATTATGGTTATTGTATAGATTGCAAACATGGAGAGTTGTTCGAGAGAAAAAATGTGTCAGAACCTAAAAAAACATCATTTGGTAGTAACGGAAGAGAATATTGCGGACATTGTGGTTATTTGTGTGAATATGCCAGAGGATATAAAAAGTTTTATTGTATTAGGTGCGGCGGACTTAATTTAAGAAGTTGAAAGAATTGAGAGGTGGAGAAAATGGCTCAGTGGAATAAAAATACAGTACCCAAATGTAAGAATAAAAATTGTTCAGATGAAGTTTTGACAACGGTAGAACGCATAGGATATGGTGGAAAACTTTATAGGAGAGTGATTAAGGCGGTGTACTTCCCATACCATCGTTGCACTGTTGAAGATATGGGATGGAATATCTGTGATGGTGTTCCTGATGATTGGGAATATTCAGAAGAGGATGATTCATATTGGATTCCACAAGGTTGGTATGAGGTGTGCGATTATTCACCCGATGACTATTCATATTTTACCATTGACGACAAGGTAATAGCGTGGATGAAGTTGCCTAAACCATATGAACCAAGAGTTGAAGAGTTTGGAGGTGGAGAAAATGAGTAAGATTCTTGAAAGTGTAAACAAGCGTGACTTTGATAGAAGAATATCGGAAGTTTTTGAAATGCTTGAGGAAAAACAACTCTACGGAACTATCAGTTTGATAAAAGATTTGAAATATTACCTTGACTTAGCTACAAAAGAAAAGGCGCACACTTGTAACTGCCAACATAACAGCAATTCAAAAGATAAACAGACCAATGCCGACAGGATAAGGAATATGTCAAATGAAGAGTTGGCAGAGTTTCTTTGCAAAGTAAAATCAGATTATCAGTGGATGGAACATGAATTTCCGAGTGAAGAAGAACACGGCGAGTGGGAAGATTGGCTTCAATCAGAAGCGGAATAGGAGAGAATGTGGACGGACTAATTATCAAAAAGAAATGGTTAGACCTTATTGTTAGCGGTAAAAAGACCCTTGAAATAAGGGGTAGCAATACCAAAAACCAAAACGAAACAATCTATTTACTTGAAAGTGGAACACATAGAGTGGTTGCAACAGCTGTCATTAGTTCCACATATCCTGTTTCGTGCTCTGATTGGTCAGAAGAAAGAGAGAATCATTGTGTTGATATTTCTTATGCTGATTTGAAGAAAAGATATAAAACCCCTTATGCATGGGTATTATCCAAAATCAAACCTATTGAGGATATATGGTATTACGAACACCCACAAGGGGCGGTAATATGGGTTAAGGACGTGCAACCGATTGATGAAATGTGTGACGAAAGAATCAGATATGGTTATTAGCGGAATAGGAGAGAATATGGAAGATAGATATCTGTATAAAGCTAAGACAACTCCAAAAGAAAAAGGAGAATTTAACAATGTTTGGGTTACTGGAAATCTTATTGTTTCCAATGGAAAGTATTACATACATCCTGTGGGCAATGTTGTAAATGTTAAGAATGAGATCGGAAGAATAATTGTGATGCACGAAGTAATTCCAGATACAATCTGCCAATGCACAGGATTAAAGGACAAGAACGGCAATCTGATCTGGGAAAATGATATTGTAAAAGATGAACACGGAAATCTTTACAAAGCATTTTGGCAGAACAATTATTATCAGTTCTCTTGGATTTGCGTCAAATCAGATGTATTTTCAATCGGTGCCAAGTGGGATTTATGGAGCTTTAAGAGCTTTGAAATTGAAGTTATCGGCAACATTTTTGACAATCCCGAACTTTTACATTAATTAAGACAAAGAACTTGAAGTAAGGAAGTGATTAGTACGGCAGAACGAAGAATGTTCACGAAGAAGATAACAGAAAGTGATGCGTTCCTGGAAATGCCAAGTAGTACGCAGATGTTATACTTTCACTTTTGCATGAATGCGGATGATGACGGATTTGTGAACAACCCGAAGAAGATTCAACGGATGTGCGGTGCTTCTGATGATGATTTTAGGCTGTTGATTGCGAAGTCATTTGTACTGACATTCGACAGCGGAATAATCGTGATAAAGCACTGGAAGATGCATAACTACATACAATCTGACCGATACGTGCCGACTGATTACACAGATGAAAAATCCATGTTGGGATTGAAAAAGAATAAGGCATACACGTTTGATGAATCTAAAATGGTTACAAGGTGCATACAGGATTCCAAGAAGAAAGAGAAAAAGACTGCTTATAACAGGAACAGATTTAATTGTAAAGAACAGAACAATTACGATTATGGCAAGATAGAGGAAGGCTTGGGAATAACATGAATGTGAATGATTTACCTGTTGGTACACCGATAGACTGCAATAAGAACGGAAAAATCGGTCAGAAAGAGAGGTAAGAATGAGACGAACAAATCTTAGCGTTTATGGATTTATTGAAAGTTGGTGATGTTAATGGGTGTAATCGCAGACAAATTAAGAGATTTGCAGAAAGCATACAAAGAAAATGACTATGCGGAATACGAACAAATACTTGATTTTGCCATTGAAATTGCAGAGACAGAAGAAAATAAATGCTGTGAATGGAAGATTGTTGATACACCACATGGAATGCCTATTTACAATACAGGCTGTGGAAGAATAAGGCTTAGTTGTGCGACAGGCATTGACATTTACTGCAATGCTTGTGGCAGAAAAATAAAGATTGTTAATGATAAGAAAGCGAGTGAGAACAATGAGCAATAAGTTGCACAAAATACCACATTTTAACACTTATGATGATATAAGAGCTGAAATGCAAAAAGATTTACAATACAGGCTTGAAAATAGAACAGATAAAACATCTCTTGGCAGACCTTTATATTATCGAATAAATGTACAGTTGATATTGACACAGGAATGTCCTTATAACTGTCCGTTCTGCTTAGAGAGAAAGAACCCTATGCAGGGTGACAATGATTTTAAGGCACAGATTGAGTCATTAAAAAATATACTGTCGGAACATCCCAATGCGAGACTTACAATTACAGGTGGTGAGCCAGGGCTATATCCTAACCACGTTTCACAACTTATTGATACATACAAAAAGCACAGCAATAATGTGTTTTGTTCAATAAATACTTCTGGATATTCCAAGAATATTAACGGATTAGCGCATATAAATCTTTCATATAACGAATATGTGCATAAAAATCCTAGCATTTTCCCTAATTGCACAGTTCAGACAGTAGTTGAAAATCCAACAATTGAGTATATTAAAGATTTTATGGAAATGGAAGCTGATAATTTTTCATTCAGATTTTTAAGTGGACTCGAAAAGAAAGATTATCCTGTAAAAATATGGAATGATTTACAGAACGACAAAGAGATTGATATATCAACTTTTAGAATTGGTGACTTTTTTGTGTACGCCACATTCAACTATAATGGCAAACACGCAAGATTGACATTAGGAGATATGTGGCAGCAGAGAAACAATGATTACAAAGATGGGTATTCAAATATTATTATTCATCCCGATGGAACTATTGGAACTAATTGGAGATAAGGAAGCGAGGTAATTTATAATGAAGATTTTAAGCAATAAGAAATACAACAAACTCATTGAAGATTTTGAGGAATTGCAGAAAAAGGTCGAGGAACTCAAAAGGATAAACGAGAGTATCGGGAAAAAGCTGGAAGACAAAAAGACAAGTTGCAAGCTGAACAATGGTAAGGATTTCTGCTTTAAATGTGAAAACTCTTACAGATACAAGACATATTGGGGAACTACAGAAACCGAAAATTGCGGTTGCTTGCTTGATGTGTCTTGTGAGGATTTTAAGAGAAAAGAAGATAACTAACTAAAAATCAAAGAAAGGAATAGGAGTGCGCACATAAAACCGAGGTTTCCTTTTGGTAGATTTAAAATGTATAAAAAGAAGATTAAATGCGAGATATATCGTGATTCAATGCAAAATTACAAGAAATACGCAATACCGCCAGCGCAGTTGATTATAGCTGATGTTCCTTATAATGTCGGAAACAACTTCTATGGCAGTAACCCTATGTGGTATAACAGTGGCGATAACAAAAACGGAGAGAGCAAACTTGCGAAAAAGGCGGCTTTCAATTCGGATTTTAACTTTAATCTGTACGAATACTTTCATTTTTGTTCAAAGATGTTGAAAAAAGAGGACGCAAAGCCTATCGCAAGGGGCAGAAGTAGTAACAGTCCTTGTATGATTGTATTTTGCGCATTTGAGCAGTTGTCAACATTGATTGCGGCGGCAAAGAAACATGGATTCGTTAATTACATACCTCTTGTATTCTGTAAGAATTACAGTCCACAGGTACTTAAAGCGAATATGCGTATCGTTGGTGCTACGGAATACGCACTTGTACTGTACCGAAATAAGTTACCGAAATTCAGAAACGGCTTGCAGATTGATGAAAACGGAAAGAATATCAGAGGTACAGGACATATGGTATTTAACTGGTTTGACGGCGGTAATGAAGCGGAATGGGGCAGAACTTACTATAACAATGGTTCATATATGATGTGGGATAAAGACGGAAAAGATATACCGAAAATTCATCCAGCACAAAAGCCTGTAGCAGTCCTTAAAAAGCTGATCGAGATTTTTACAGACGAGGGAGATGTTGTTATTGACCCTTGTTGCGGTAGCGGTAGCACACTAAGAGCCGCCGCAGAACTTGGAAGAAGCGCATACGGATTCGAGATTGACAGAATCTTTTACGAGCGTGCAAAGAATGAAATGCTTGTATTCACAGAAAATAATCAAATGACAGTTAATGATTATTTAAAATCGGTATAAGAGACAAGAAAGAGAGGTAAAAATGGAAGAGGAAGTAAAAGAACAGATTAAGGCAATGTTGCTGTTATTAGCAAATACGCTACAGAATAATTGCGTAAGTATGGCGAATGATACAGACGGAAATCTATATTTCTTTGATACAGCAAATTTTTTAAAAAATCGAGAATACAGCGGGCTAAAAGTAAACATACAAGAACTTGTGGGTAGTAACGATGAAGCCTGCATAGAACCACTATAAGGAGTTGATAAAATGGCAAGAGATAAAGGATTTGAACAGCGTATGCAGGGCATGGTTTACGCTTGCGGACTTGCGCAGGAGCAGGGTGTAGAAGCACTTGTAAACACCGTAAAACAACGTGGTGTGACGAAAGTAGACATAACTGCATCCGATAAACAACTAGCTGATATGTGGGGCGCACTGTCTGATAATATTGGACAGAACATGCTTACTACGGTTGTATGGGTGTTACATGATACTTTTGGATTTGGACAGAAGAGGTTACAGCAATTTATGACCGAATTTAACAAGGCTACAGCTAATCTTATGAATCTTGACTACATGGGTGAACATTATGTGACACTGGAAGATTATGCGGTGGAGTTAAATCAGAAGTATAACTTAGGACTGGACGTAATCAAGGCAACACTTGCAACGGATATGGCAGATAAACAGGATTCAAGAGTCGGAAATGTTGACAAGGTAACAGGTATCATTAATGCGCTTAGACTGGCAGGACATGAAGATGCAGCGGCGTATTTGGAGAGTAAGAAAGAGGTGTGAGAATATGGGAAACAAACATACTATGAACGATCTATACCAAATGCAGTCACTTCCGCTTTCTGCAAAAATAAGAATGACTGCACGTAGGATAAATGAATGGGTTAATGAATTTGGCGAAGATGGAGTGTATCTGTCATTTAGTGGTGGCAAAGACAGCACAGTTTTAGGACACATAATCAGAGAAGTTTGCGGATATAAAAATATTCCTTTTGTATTCGTAGATGTTCCGACACAATATCCAGAGTTAAAGGAATTTACACAGACATTTGATAATCTTGTAATTTTAAAACCTAAGATTTCATTTGCACAGGTTTGTGAACAGTATGGATTCCCGATGATTAGCAAGGTAGTGTCAAATTGTGTAAGCGGTGCGAGAAAATATGTTAAATACCTTGACAGTCAAAAATCTAACAACGCAATCTTAACAGACAGACAATTCCATATGCTTGCTATGTCAGACCCGTTAGGAATAGAAAGGAGAATAAACAAGAAGAACGAACAGCACAAGAACTTGCAGATCGGAGTTATCCCTAGCGGTTCAGAATACAGGTTACGCAGACTGAATGGAGAACTGAAAGATAGTAAAGGCAATTATAGTCAGTTTAATCAAGAAAAATATAAATTCTTTCTTGACGCACCTTTTGAGATAAGCGACTTGTGCTGTGACATTATGAAGAAAAAGCCTGTGCACGATTACGAAAAGAAAACGGGAAGAAAGCCTATTATAGCAACTATGGCGAGTGAAAGCGTTATACGTACACAAAAATGGCTACAGGACGGCTGTAATGCTTTTAATGTAACAAAACCACATAGCAATCCTATGTCATTTTGGACGGAACAAGATGTATTACTTTACATCAAAGAAAACAATCTGCCGATATGTTCAGTTTATGGCGAAGTAGTCACAGATTATGAAGCTGTGGGGCAATGTGAAAATCAAATGTCATTTGCGGATTTTGGTATTTTTGATAAGGAAAGACCATTGCTGAAAACAACAGGATGCCAAAGAACAGGCTGTGTACTGTGCGGATTCGGTTGCCATTTGGAAAAAGAAAGCAGATTTTTAAGGCTGAAAGAAACACACCCTAAATTCCATAATCTGCTATATATTTTGAAAAACAATGGCGTGACATACGCAGAAGCTATTGACTGGGTAAACGAACATGGTGGTTTTAACATTAAATATTAAGGAGCGTGAGTGAATGACGGAGAATGAAGCAATCGAGAGATTGAAGTGCATGAGATTATTTATGAAGTTGGAGGATAAAGAAAATAAATCCAAATTTCTTGACAGTGATTATGAAGCAAACCACATGGCAATAAAGGCACTTAAAAAGCAGATACCGAAGAAAGTTAGGTATGAAGATGTTGGCTATGAACAGTATGGCAATGTCAATGTATATGCTTGCATATGTCCATCGTGTGACTTAGAAATAATTAAATTCGATGACAATGATGTTTCTGAAAAATGCGAAAGTGATGATGTAGAAAAAATGTTTCACAGCAGTATGGCGCATCATGCTTATGTTGGATTGAATAATTATTGTAACAGATGCGGTCAAAAATTGGACTGGTCAGAAGAAAGCGAGGAAAACAATGAAACTGATTGATGCAGATGCACTAAAGAAAGATTTAAAATCGGTTACTTTAAGCAATGGAACTTTAGTAAATACAAATGCAGTATTGTATTTACTAGAAGAATATCCGACGGCTTATGATGTGGATAAGGTTGTGGAACAGTTGGAAGAACTAAAAAGAAGATATGATATCGAGGAATTTGGGATTAGAGGAGTTATTTGTAAAGCAATCGAGATTGTGAAAGGCGGTGGAATGAATGACAGAGAATGAAGCAATCAAGGCAATAAAAGATAACAAGCCCACAAGCGGTTATTATATTTTGAATGAATCATTAGATATGGCCATGCAGGCACTTGAAACAGCCAAGAAGTATAAAGAACTTGAATCTGAATTATCTAAGCGCAATCTGACAGTAGACCATATTAGGGAATATATACAGTTTGAGGATGAATGTATTAAAAAGGGATTTACTTTCGATTCCCTATTATCGGCTAGAAGTAAAATGGAAGCAAGAAAACCGGTGATAGAAGAAAATAAGTTATTTCATGCTAGATACTATCATTGCCCTATTTGCAGTGGAAATTTAAAAATCGGTGGTTTTCTGTTTGACTATTGTAGAATGTGCGGTCAGAGAATCGACTGGGAGGGAATTAAAAATGAGTGATGCATGGAAAACTGTACTTACAGTGATTGTTCTGATTGTTGGTATGGTGATTGAAAGCAGATGCGATAGTGAATATTAGGAGCGTGGTTTTAGTTGAGTAAAAATGACATTATTGCAGAATATGTAAAGCAGAATTACCCAGAGATATTAGCAACAACAGATTTTGCTATTTTTAGTCTTCAAATGGTCGTAAGAAATTTTACAAAAACTTTTTCAAAAGCAATAAAACAAGTGAATTTTGAAAAAGTTAAAAAGCCTGCGCATCAAGACAGGGACTAAATAAGGATTTAACCAAGAAAGGAAAATGAAAAATGACATTTAAACGAAAAGCAGTACCATTTGACACGTTCGTAGGAGGTTGCAATTATTTTGATAGCAATTCAGACGTTAATAATGGATATGGCTGTACGCATCCAGAACAGGAGGAAAAGCAGAAAGGAAAAGGTTGTTGTTTTTGCTTTTCCTGTCCACTTGGGACTCCAGCAGATGAGGAAAGCTTCGAGGAACCAGATATTGACTGGAATGGAACTGAAAAAGAGGATGTTGGCGAAGATGATTATATTATCATCCCATCAAACTGCGAAAATAAGGATTTTGCGGAGTATGCTCATGGAAAATAACATAGTATCATTCGATATTGTTAGAATTAATCGTGCTAAAGATAAAATTTGCAAATGCAATCCGGCACATTATGAAGTAGATACTACGAACCGGATAGTTACTTGCCAAGATTGCGGAGCTATCGTGAACGCATTTGATGCGCTTGTATCCTTGGCAGGAAGGTATGAAGAGATTGAGAAAACGCAACAACGAATGTTATCTAAGGCACAGAGTTATGCTAAGTTGGCAGACGAGGAATTTCAAAGAATGAGAAGGAATAAAGTTTTTAGGGATATGGAAAGTAACTATCGTAATGGCTTGTTTCCAATGTGTCCCAAGTGCATGCAAGCGTTTGACCCTGTACATATACAGGGTTGGACAAGAGGTAATTAGTGGATTCGTCATAGAATTAGAATTTAGTGAGGTGTAAAACAGATGTCAAAATACAAAGGAATCGTAAGAGAAATATATGAATATGAGATTGATATAGACGCAGAAGATGGTGCAGAAGCTATCGAAAAGTTAAAAAGACTCCATGATAAAGATAATACAGAAGGCGTTTTTGTTGCAGATGCAAATACTTATCTTAGAGCAGAGTATTCATTAAGAAGTAGATTAAACTGAGATTTAGGAGATAATTTTATGGAATCAGAAAAACAGGATATTAATTGCAAGAAGTGTGGCAAATACATTCTGACAGAGCATAGAGGTCAGGACGGAAAAAATACGTTGCATTAAAGGCAGTTATCAAAATGGCGTTTATTATGGTATTGAGGATGCATTTTACTGTAATGAATGTGCAAAAAGTAAATAGGAGAGGAGTGAACTAATAAGTGCGTTTTTCACAGCTTACAAGACCAGAACTTGAAAGCATCACTGAAAACGCAAATTTTACAGAAGAAGAGCTGTTAGTGTTTAAAATGCTGACAAAAGGAAAGACTATAACAGAAATAGCACAAAAGACAAATGCGTGTAATCGCACAGTTAGCCGAAGAATTGAAAAAATAAAATCAAAAATAAATAGAATCGGAGGTTTGTCTATATGACAGTTGTGCTTACACAGAATGGGAAAGAAATTAATCCAGAGGAAGTAGTTCTTCCACCAGAAGTACTAAAGCTGATTGCAGAATTGATTAATTGACGAAAAAAATATAATAGTGTAGAATGCGTCATGTGTAGTGAATATGGCGCATTCTTTTATATCTGATGGAGGAACGAGAATGGAATGTGTCGCATATATGCGTGTTTCCACGGAGAAACAGGCAGAAGAGGGAAACGGATTAGACAGCCAAAGGAGAGATATTGAAAACTATTGCAGAAAAAATGAACTGGTAATTACAGATTGGTACATTGATGATGGGTACACAGGCGCAAATATGGACAGACCAGAATTGCAACGGCTTGTATCAGACTGTGATCGTAAGCGTGTAGGCTATGTTGTTGCTTTCAAACTGGATAGAATATCACGTAGCATGGTGGACGGTATTTATCTGATTGAGCGTGTGTTTTTAAAGAACAATGTAGAATTTAAGTGTGTACATGACAGTATCAGCTATGATAATCCTATGGAGCAGGCTTATACACAGATGATGGCGGTATTTGCACAACTGGACAAGAATACAATGTTATTGCGCATGCGTGGTGGAATGTTGGAGCGTGTCAAGCAAGGCTACTGGATGGGCGGTGGTAATCTTCCATACTGCTATACATACAGCAAAGATACAGGAACACTTATACCAATTCCAGAACGCAAGGAACAGGCAAACAAAGCAATGGATTTATTCTTGCAAGGATATTCAGACGTAAAAATCCGTGATATGTTAGGATTTAAAAGCGAATTTGTTGTGAAGCAAGTACTCACAAGCCCTGTAAACATTGGAATGATACCGTATAAGGGGAATATCTATCAGGGATTGCATGAACCTATATTTAATAAGGAAGTGTTTGAAAAAGCCCAACAATTCAGAGCAATAAGGAAAAACAAAAGGGCAAGTTGCCATAATATTCAAACTAACTTATTGACAGGTTTATGCTATTGTGGAATCTGTGGATGCGCTATGAGATATCAAAAGTGGACGCATGGAAAGCATAAGATTTACTGTTGCTCCAGGAATAAGGACTTGCATTATCTTCCTAACCACAATCCAAACTGTAATAACACCTTGGAATGGGCTTCGGATATTGAAAAAGCTGTAGAGGACGAAATACTTTTAATATCTGCTAATATATCAGAATATAAGCCAAGAGTAAAAGAGTCCAAGTTAGAAATATTGCAAGGGCAATTAGAAAAAGAGCAGACTAAGCGTAAAAGGTTATATAACCTGTATGCAGAGGGCAATGATGATGTTATCAGCATGATTAAAGAAATTGAGAAAGTAATAGAAGATATCCGTAAACAGATTAAAGAAGAATCCGCAATAGAAACGAGCAAAACTAGGCAAAATGTATTTAAGAACATAAAAAATCTTGCCGACATTTGGGAAGATATCGACAAGAAACAAAAAAATATGTTACTAAAAAGTATAATTGAAAAAATCGTAATTAGCAATGGAAATATTGAGATAAAATTGAAAGATTTTTAGCACTACAATAATGCTATCCTATGGTATATATTTACTGCTAATATAGGTATATTAATTTAGCAGTAAAATAGTACCATACCAATGGCATGGGGTTAGTGCTAATGCGCATATTTACTACACTTTTGAGTCATTATAGTGGCAATTATTAGTCGCTATTAATGGCTCTTTTTGTTTTATGATAATTACAAAGGGAGGAATAACCCATGAATATTGAAACGGACGAAATCATAGAAAAGTTATGTGCTAGGGAAGATGTACAGGCGATACCGACAATCTATCAAGTAGCCATGACCCATGCGATACAGGAAGTATTAAAAGATGTTAATGAGAATATGCAATCAACAGGAACAGATTACTAAATACCTATCTTATGATGATACAAACATATTATATGAGACTGAAAAGTTGAAAAAGGAGAACCAATATGCAACCGTATGTGAATCCATATTACCTACAGCAGAACCAGCAGGGATATCCGCAGTATTATAACCCACTGGCACAGGTGCAAAATAGAGCAATAGATTATCAGCAGAACATACCAAACAATTACCAGCAGAATCAGATTGTACAGGGAATTAACGGGAAAATAATTGCAGAAATGAGTCAGATAACAGCAAATGATGTACCTATGGACGGGAGTGTTGCATTTTTCCCAAAGCAGGACTTGTCAGAGGTATACGCCAAGAGTTGGAATGCAGACGGTACAATCCGCACAGTTACTTATAAGCCTGTTTTGGACAATGAGCCTAAGAATGTACCGACCGATACAGAAAAATTGAAATGTGAGCTTTCTGACGAAGCTACAGAGGGTATTATGAGCAAGTTTGATGAAATATCTGACAGGCTAGGGCAGTTAGAAAAATCTTTGCAATCCCAAAGAAAAACTTCGCAGTCGCAGAGAAAGGATGAGTAAGTATGTTCAATTCAATGCAGTTAATGCAAATGATGCAAAGTGGAAACCCACAGCAGATTGTACAACAGCTTATGGGTAATAGTCAGTTAATGCAGAATCCAATAGCCAAGAATGCTATGCAGATGGCACAGAACGGAGACACCAAGAGCATTGAGCAGATGGCTAGGAATTTGTGCAAAGAAAAGGGATTGAATGCAGATAATGTATTTAATCAGATAAAAAGTAGATTTGGTAATTAATAGCATATCGGGCGGATTGCCCACCCGATAAAAATTATTTTCTACTTTTATATTGTGGATAATCATCATCTTTATATCGCCACATAAACCCTTTGTGAGTTTTTGCAAAACCATAGCAACAATTTAATACGGCATTTTTATTAAACAATCCGGTTTGCTTTATTTCTTTAATACCAGACCATTCTTTGATAAGAATATTGTTTGCATCATATTGAATTATTGGTCTTTCTCTATAATCGAAAAAATGGTTTTTGGCATATGGTTTTATATTTTTATTAAGATGCAATGCTTCTTTGGAAAATAAAATAGATAAATCATCGCAAGGAATGTTGTTTTTTGTAATCTTCTTATATCTTTGTTGCACAAGGTAGTATGGCACATTGTATATATTACACCATTCTTTCATAGGCTTTAAGATGCCATTTAATTCAATATAAACAGTGTTTGTTTTATTAATAGATTGCTCGGCAATCGTAGTCCATCTACAATTACTAGGTTCATAATTTCCATTTACATCTATCCGGTCGATGGTTAGCGTGTCGGAGTAGCCGTTTTTAATAGCCCAATTATAAAAAGTTGAAAAATTGTTTTTCCATTCCTCGCAAACAGTTATTCCTCTTTTGCCATAATGTTGATAGCTAGGTTCATTGGGGTTATTACATCTCCTGTTTATTGATTTCCAAATGTGATGTAATCGGGTTCCTGATTGACCGTGAACTTTTCTAAAATAGTTTTGTTTTTTGCAACCACAAGAGGTTTTATGCCCTGATGTTAATTCGTTTGTTTTTGCCGTGGTAATGTTTCCACAATCACATCGACATAGCCATCTTTTAGTTTTATTTGATGGATTTGTGTCAACGCATAAGACTTGTAACTTGCCAAATTTTTGGCTTGCTAAATCAATAGATTTACCCATAAAAATAACACCTGTCCTTTCAGTGTGAGATGTCCTATACCAGATAATGTACGGAAGCTGTTAGGACAAACAGCTTATCGGGAGCTACCCTATCCGTACAAATATATTATAACACTTTTTAATCAACTTTGATACTAATTCTTGCAAGATTATGTATATAAAAATGAATTATGGAGGTAAAAATTATGTTTGGTTCGAATTGCAACACAGCATCAGTTCCATTAGTAGCGAACATTGACGGAAACGGAAATGGCAACGGTAACTGGGCTGACGGTGGATGGCTTTGGTTTATAGTTGTAATTTTTGCAATTTTCGGTGGCTGGGGCGGTGGCTTCGGTGGCTGGGGAAATGGCAATAATGGTGGAGCGACACCATACTCAACAAGTGCAGTTACACAGGCTGACTTACAGAGAGGATTTGATAATCAGGCGGTTGTGTCAAAACTTGATGGCATTACAAACGGACTTTGTGACGGATTCTATGCAGTACAAAACGGCATGAATGGCATCAACACAAACATTTTACAGACCGGCTACGGCATCCAGCAGGCGATCAACGCTGATACGGTTGCTAATATGCAGAATACAAATGCTTTGCAGACACAGCTTGCTAACTGTTGCTGTGAAACCCGTGAAGCTATTCAGGGAATTAATTATAATTTAGCAACTAACACCTGTGCTTTGCAGAACACCATGAACAGCAATACAAGAGACATTATCGACAGCCAGCAGGCAGGAACAAGAGCAATTCTTGACTTCCTGACAAATGACAAGATCGCATCCTTACAGGCAGAGAATAATGATTTACGCAGAGCCGCTTCACAGGATAGGCAGAACGCACTTCTGACTTCAGCCATGAGCGCACAGACAAACCAGATTATTGACGCTGTAAGACCGACACCTGTACCAGCATTCCCTGCATCTAACCTCTACGGTTATGCATACAACGGATGTGGATGCAACACAGGCTGTGGATGCTAACAACAGAATATCGGTAACTTAATCAAAGATTATGTCTGCGTATAGCAGTGTTACAGGAAACTAAAGGGCAGGCAGTATAGTCTGCCCTTTTCAATTTTATGGAGGTAAATTTATGGAAATTACAGCAATTGCATTACAGACGGTAGAAGCTGGACAGGATGTAGCTTTCACAGAAACAGCGGTAAACGGTACAAATTGCATTGTCCATAGACAGGGCAGTGGAATCATTAAATTAAGGGGAATCACAAACCAGTGCAGGGCAAGATATCTTGTGGGATATTCGGGGAACATACAGATACCAACAGGCGGTACAGTGGATGCCATATCACTTGCTATTTCTGTAGACGGAGAACCATTGCAGTCAACAAGAATGATAGTTAGCCCCGCGGCTGTCGAGAATCTTTTTAACGTCAGCGCACAGGCATACATTGATGTTCCAAAGGGATGCTGTAGCACAGTATCTGTTGAAAATACGTCTGCACAGACAATACAAGTGCAGAACAGCAACTTAATTGCAACAAGGGAAGCATAAGGGGGCGTATATTATGGATATCAAAAGAATGCATGATATGATCGAAAAACTGTCTGAATGTGCAAAGTCCGAATTTGACAAAGGCATTGAGAGTGTGAATACGGATGAAATGGGAAAAGTAACAGATATGCTTAAAGACCTTGCGGAAGCCATGTATTACCGTACATTGACAAACATCATGGAAGAATATGACATAGAAGATGTACAGGGAATGCTTGACCGCAGATTTTATGACGATTACCGTTATAAGACTACTGGCAGATATGCACCTAAAGGCAGAGGTAGTTACGTTGGCAGACGTGGTTACGAAGAGCCGCCATATATGCACATGATGAACATGGAAGATTTACAAGACTGGGATTCCATGTCTGAACGTGAGCGTATGCGTGACCTTGACAGGGCATCAAGAGGACGTATGTACTATACCGAGACAGAACCCATGCGCAAAGACGGTGGTATGAGAGACAGCAGAGAGGGCAAAGCTGGCATGATGCGTAAAGGCTACATGGAAACAAAGGAAATGCACAAGGGAACTACACCGCAGGACAAGGAAGCTAATATGCACAGCTTGGAAAGCTATCTGAAAGAATTATCCGAGGATTTGACGGGGTTACTGGCAGATATGACACCAGAAGAGCGGCAAATGGCAAAGACAAAGATTACCACACTTGCGGCTAAGATGTAAGGAAATAGGCTAGGGCTAATAACTCTAGCCTTTTTGATTAGAACCTTGAAAATAAAATAATGGCTAAAAACTTTTGAAATAGTACTTGACTTAGTGTGTACACTGTAATATACTAAATGTGTACACAGAAAGAGAGGTGAGAAAAATGTCACCAAAGACAGGCAGACCCAAAATAGAAAATCCCAAATCAGAGCAAATAAAAATTAGAGCAACAAAAGAAGATAAAGCGCTTCTTGAAAAATGTTGTGAAGAGTCAAACAAAACTCAATACGATATTGTGATGACTGGGATAAAAAAGGTTTATGCTGAAATAAAAAAATAGAACGTTGGCACGACAGGAAATCTGTACAACGTTCTATCCAAGTGAGATATCTCTCATGTGAAATATTCTATCACATAAGGGAATCTCACACAAGTATTATTTTGAAAGTGAGGTTTTAATAATGGACAAATTTTTAGAAATCGTTTATGAAGGACAGTTTGAAGAAAGAAAAATGACAGACAAGTATATGGAATTTTTTAAGCCTACTCTTGATAAGCTAAAAGGAATTTTAAGCCCTGAACTTTACGAGACAATAGAGCAAGAGTTTATTGATAATGCTGTTGATTCTAACAGATTTTATGCGGTTGAAGGTATGAAACTGGCTATGGGCATAATGGACGGAACTTATATTCCATTTGTTTAATGGGGGCGCATTTATGAATAAAGAAATCACGGTTAGCAACGAAGAATACACAATATCTACTTTAGATATTGCAGATATGATGGGAATGCAACATAAAAGTATTTTAAGAAAGTTAGAGGGAAGAACAGAAAAAGGGAAACACATTAAGGGATATATAGAAATTTTAGGTGAGAACCAAATGGTGCCGTCCGAATTTTTTATTAAATCGTCTTATGTTAATGAACAAAATAAAACAATGCCATGCTACGAAGTAACTAAGATGGGCTGTGAATTTTTAGCAAACAAATTTACAGGAGAAAAAGGAGTTTTGTTCACAGCAAAATACATTAAGCGTTTCCACGAAATGGAAGATGCTTTAAAGCAAGTACAGCAAGAACAGAACAAAACACTTGGAAAAATCCCGGAAAATCTTCTACTTGAAAGGGAAACTGATTGGTACTCCACCAGAAAATCAAAGATTAATTATGTCAGAGATAAGTTTGACATGACAAAAAGAGAGTATATGCACCATATATTAGAGGGCATTAATGAGTATTACAATTTTGACAGCGCAAGGAAAAAGTTTATAGCATTGAATGATAGGTTACCGTGGAGTAATTCAGAAGTTATATCTTATTTCCCACAACTAAGAAAAATGGCTGATGAAATACTCTACAATGATATGAAATGTTGCCTTGATGAAGAATAATAGGGGGAACTGATATGGCAGAACTTGTAAAGATTGAAAATACAGAAATGGCAATCAAAGAATATAACGGTATGAGAGTTGTCACTATGAAAGATATTGACAGGGTTCATCATAAAAAATCCGATACGGCAAAGAAGTCATTTCAAAAGCATAAGAGTCATTTTATACTTGGAACGGATTACTTTGAAATTACAAGAAAAGAGTTAAGGGAACGATATTCCCCCAACGAAAAAATAGTCGGAAATCCCAATATGAAAACATATCTCTTTACAGAAAGCGGATATCTCATGATAGTAAAAGTTTTTACGGATGATTTAGCATGGGAAGTACAGCGGCAACTGGTAAACTCTTACTTTGCGGTCAAGAATCAGATGGAAACAGCAGAACCAAAGATAGAGGATTGCAACTATCATGTCAGCATGACACCTGTGCCAAAGACACCTACATGGTATGCAAGGAATCAGCGCAGGATTGAAAGGATAGTCCAGGCAATACACGGTAAAAAATCACAGTTGTATCATAGAATCCTGTTGTTTGTTGGAGAAGAATACGACCTTGATGAAGCCGCCGCTATCTATGAACAGGAAAAGGGATATCCACCAAGATATTCCATGGACATGATTAGTTACTTCCCTGAATTATCAGAGTGCGCAGACAAATATTTGGAATGTGCCGAAAAATCCTTAAAGGAAAGTGGAAAATTATAATAGTGTAAAAGAAACCGCCAACCGTAAAAAGCTGGCGGTTTTTGGATAGGAGTTGATTTTATGTATTTTACAGTAAACGGTCAGACATGGAAATTAGCTTTTGTTCCTGCCAATAGTCAAGACTTACAGCGCAGTGACGGAGCGTACACATTTGGTGTTACAGACAACAACACTAAGACAGTATCAATCGCAAGTGGTATGTCTGCATACATGACAGAACGTGTAATCTGTCATGAACTAACTCATGTTATGTGCTTTGCACATGATGTGTCTATACCTATAGATTTAGAAGAACGATTGTGTAATTTCATGGCTGATTATGGAAAAGAGATAATATATCTCTTAGATGATTTGCTGGCAAAGTTGCGTACTAATGCAATTTGAGATTGATTTTTGCAAAGAAATTTCAAATTTCCGCAGAAAAATGTTGAAAAAAGATGTGTACCTAAAAATCTCTATGAGAAAAAAATATTCTGAAACAAATTTGACCGCCCCTGGGGTACTTTTCTTACTGGGATTTTCAGAACGGTTTTGAAGCAAAATTTTGCTCGGATTTTCCGCAACATTCGGAAAAATTTTGAACCCCCCTGGGGTGTTTTTTGGACTGGAAAAACCAGATCAGAAACGTGACCAACTTTATGTGCAATCTTTGGAAGATTTCGACCAAAAATTGATGCAAAACTTTACAATGCTAAAGTGCGTGTATCTGGTGGCTGTAGATCATAGGCACATAACAGATATACCAGCAAAACGCACTGTAAGCCACTGTAAGGCATTTTAAACCTAACAGGGTACAACTTATAGCACAGATATAGTTATAAACACTCTACGCCTGTTTTATGTACTTGTCAAGGTACGGTTACTGCATACAGCTACATGAACGGACTGCGCACACATAGCCCTGTACGGTAACATGGTGCTGGAAAAAGGATGGAAATTTCCCACCCTTTACCAAAACATTATATGACCATTTGTAACCCTATAGTGAAACCAGTTCCCAGACTGGTATTTGATGCAAGTGTAACCCACTGCATCCGTCCATACTTGCACGATATCCCCATAAATCCAGTTATCAAAAAGCGATTTATGGTACAAATAAAAGTCTTTTGCTGTCATTCACCCACCTCCTTATATGGCAAAAGCCCCACAATTACATGGGGCTGTAGATTGACTTGTTGCCGTATTTCTTGCGTGATTCTATGCGATAGTTCAGGAAATTATTACATTCTGTGAGCCACGCATACACGGCACTTTCTGTATAGCTTTTCCCAGGCTTATCCTCATTAATCCACCAGAGGAAATTATCTATTGATCTGTCAAAATTGCGCTTGTCTATATAGTTAATATCCAGACCAATATCAACTATATCTTCTCCCGCTTTTTCAATTCTGATAGCAGTATACACTGTATCATGGTTTTTCAACCATATGTTTTCATTTTCCACGCAATATACTGTCATGCCGTATGCACTGTAAACTTCCTTTTCTTCATTTGCTAATACACTCATTTTTTATCCTCCATATCATTTTTATTCCCTATCGGGTAAAAGCAAGTCGGGGAATCGAACCCCGATAGACCGCCACGGCTTACCTAGTTTGCTTTTAAAGAATGTTTTACAATCTCTCTGTAAATAAGACCGCAAGACGTCTTTTCTGCTTTATCATCATTATATTTTGCTTTTTCCTCTTCTGTCTGATTTAATATTTTTCCAAGCCATTCTATAGCGGAACCTAGAAAAATATCATCTGCTAAAGGTAAAGCACTTGGAAGTCCTTGCATCCAGTCCATGAATAAATCCTGTTTGCTGATTCTCCCGGCTCTATACATGCAATCATACTTGCATTTTTCATTTTCAAATGCTGTCATGATATCCTTGCAGATATCATTATATTCTGTTTTTTGCTTTTTACCGTCATATGTATAGTATTCCTCGGCTGCTTCATAGCTCTCTATGATTTCATTCTTTATTGCTTCCATTGTTTCTTTACTATTTGTTCTTCTCATGATATAATACCTATACCTTTCTTTTTTGATTGGTGGCGGTTGTTTGACTTTGGAAGAGTGGCAACCGCCTTTTGTTTTGTTGTTGAGATAACTATATCACTTTAAAAAGAAATAGTCAATACTTTTTATAACTTTTTTAAGAAATATTTTTATTGATTTTTTTGTTATGCTGTAATACAATATTATTAATATAATAAAGGAGGATATTTAAAAATATGTTACGATATAAAATAAATGTAGCTGATGCACTGGAACGTCACGGATTTAACACTTATAAAGCCAAAACAACAAAGATTTTGAGTCAAGACACACTAAAAAAGATAAAAAATGAAGATACTAATATATCTTTGGAGAGCGTGAACAGAATTTGTATGATTTTAGATATGCAACCAAAAGACCTTATAGAATATGTAGAGAGTGAAGCAGAAAAAAATAAATTTAAAATTCTTTAAAATATCACTTGCAAAAGAAACAACTGTATGCTATAGTATAGTCAAGGAACAGGAAACAAGAAAAGAGAGGAGAACGAAATATGAAAAAAGTAAAAGGAAGCTATAAAAGAGAAATGGGATTCATTTACGTATACAGTAACAATACTGTATACACCATATCCACCTATGACGGTAACTGGAGTTGCTGTAAGGTTGGAGAGCGTACAGCAATGGGTCAAATACTGACCCAAGAAGCATACGACCGTTTAGAGTCTGAGTGCTCCAAGGTCGGGGAATTTGAGTTGAAATAGAGAGGAGAACGGGAAGATGAACGAAGTAGTAAAGAGAGCAATGGAAATTATTAAAGGTAGCGAATGGAATACGGTTATTCCAGAGCTGGAAATTGGAGACATTGTGGAAATCAACGATCTTTGGGACGGAAACGGTGAAGTGCCGGAAGAGTCCTATAGTTACCAGTTGGACGACAACAACTGGATAGATTACAGATTTAAAGTAATTAAAAAAGCGGAAAATCCGCTTGATACAAAGATTAGAATAACAGCTATAGAGCTAGTATAAAGTATAAAAGGCTACTGCAATGGTAGCCTTTTTGCGATCAAGGAGATGGAAAAATGATACAGCAAGCAATAGACATGATCGGGTCAGATAAACTGGAAGAATTGGCGTTATCTTGGCATAAGCCAATAGTAGGTAATTATGTAATAGTCAATCCAGATAAAACCTATATTGTAATAAACGAGCGGAGAATGAAATTTAACAGAAAGTATCGTAGCATGGACTACTACAGCGGTTTAGTGTCCATGAATAAACCAGTAGCAAGCAAACTAATTACAAGTAATAATATTTATACATTTTTTTGTAAAAACACGCAAAAATTAACTATGGAAGACATTTATAATTATTACGATGTATTAGAGCTACCAGAGGATAAAGAGTGGTACAGGGATTTTGTAAGAGAGAATATAAAATCATTCGGGCTAGAACATAAAGGACTTGTAAAGATATTCTTTCCAGGCACAGCAGAGGAATACAGAACAGCAGGTCTTGCTAATTGGCACGATAAAAGCATAAGCAAAACCAAATACAGCAAAGGATTGGACGTTGGAGCGCCGATTGGGTACAGCATAAACCCTAAAAAACCTTACATGACCAGCCAACGTAATATATATCTGGTTAGTCGGGAACAGGGCTTGCAAATTAAAATCTTTTACGACATCCTAAAGGGCATGTATAGACATGGATATAATATGCTGTATCTTTGGGACAACAACGTATTACCTGTTAAAAATGGAGATATGCCAGACGTAACGATCACAGGCGGTATAATGTTTGCATTTAAGTTGGACGATAAAGGACAAGTACAGATTATAGACATGGACACGATTCCAAGATACGACCCACATATTTAAAAGATTTGCAAGAGCATCCGACAGGGTGCTTTTTGTTTGCATTATACATATTTAAAGCAATTATCTATTGCAATTATGTATTGCGTGCGCTTAATGATTTATATTTAATTGATTATTGCAGTTGACTATTGCAATTAACTATTGTATAATTATTTTAAAATCAGGAGGTAAAAAACATGAAAACAAGCAAAGAAATAGCGGAAAAAGCAAGAGAAAGAGCGAAAAATCAAAATGAACGTGCTAAAGAAACATGGGATAATATTTCTTGTAGGCTTCCGAAGGGAACTAAAGAAAGAATAACAAGAAGTGGTTTTACAGTTAATGGATTTATTAATACATGCGTGCTAGAAAAGCTAAAGCAAGTAGAGAATAATACGCATATAGATATTAATAATATATCTTTACCTACGGAACAAGAAGAAATCAACATAAGAGAAATGACGCAAGAGGAAATAAACAGAAGACTGGCAAACAATACAGAATACCGTCCAAACGTCACAGAATCGTCTAGGACAAATGAAAATGAATTTGACGATAAAATTATCGACAACGATATTAAAATTAATTCTAGGGCATTTAAGAAGCATGTGCCGACAGAAGAGGAGGAAACAGACAACCGTATGCGATTACTGAAGCTACAGGAAGAGATAAACGCAAGGAAGACATGTATTATTAAGCATGTAGAGCAAGAGCCAACACTAACCGACATAAAACTACCAGACAAACCACCGTTTTAGACATTAAAATATTTCCAAATTTTACCCGTTGTTTCCATTTTGTATACATTTTGTATACGTAGGTTAGTATAGGTTAGGTAAGGTTAGTATAGGTTATATATCGCGTATACGCGCGAGACAACAAAAAATTTCCTGTTAAGTGCAAAACGTTTTTAAATTTTGGATTTAAAGACAGATTTTTATTATCGGTTTAAATTTCCATTTGCGGATATATTAACCGTTTACCTACTGGATAATTTTTTTAAAAAAACCTATTGCATTTTTATAAAATGTGTTATATTATGTATATAAGCTCATACGAGAGCTTTACGATTAAGATTTAAGGACGGTACATAACCGTTTATTCTAAGGAATTGCCGAGAGCAAGGCGCAAAAGCATATAGCATTTAAACAGTGCTAGTGTTTTTAGTTTTGTTTCTCGGCTTTTTTATTTTTCTAGGAGGTGTGACAGGACCATGGAGAAAGTAACGGATCAGGGAATGGAAATATACGAAAATGATATAGCTATGGCTCTATCTATGTTCTGTGAGTCGCACAGCATAGAGGATCTAAAGAAAGAATCTCAGAGTGTATGGAATGCTGCGTTAAGGTATATCCGTAAGATCGTCTTCCCAGTTAAGGATATCCTTAAAGCTAAGACTAACATTAATATATCTAATAATATTATATCTAGTAATTTTAACAGATATGATTATGAGTTAGTTAATAATATCTGTGATATATATATAGACTTATGTTTTTTGTATGATAAAGAGGTATCTATTATAGGATTTAGTAATATTACAGGAATAGATACAGAAAACATTAATAACTGGGGGAATAATAACGGAAAACTGAGTCAAGCGGGATTTACCGTATACAAAAAACTATATGAGTATCGTGAGGAATCTTTAAGTGATAAGCTTGCCACAGGGAACAAGAACCCAGTAGGTATACTGGCAATCCTTAATAGGCATTACCAGTGGAATCTACCCGGTGTCAGCAGGGAAAAGGCATCTAATACAGCTATATCATTGTCAGATTTACCGCAACTCGGTGCAATTAATGGCACTATTGGACAAATACAGGGCAACAATGCAGTACTGGAAGATAAGGAAAACAGCTAGAATGCAGTATTTATAAGGGTTTCAAGGTTTTTAATTGGATTTGAAATAGTTCGTAAAATTAATATTTTGCGAATAGTTAACGTATGTTTGATTGATGGCATGAACCTGACAGGCATGGGGGAGGGGGTCGGAAGAACGGACGAGACAGCCCCTACTAAGTCAGCAAAACGACTCCATTGATTTCATTTTGTACCACAGTTAGAAAGGAGATAACCTGTTATGAATACATTGCAATCATTAATTGATAATGGAATAGGAGAATATAATGCTAAATCAATGATATCCAACTATTCATCAAAGATTAATAAAATGAATGGTGTGTATATCATAACTGACATTACGTATGATTTTAATTCAAAGGGTCATGATGTAACCCTTAAATGTACAGAGTGTGGCAGGGAAATCCATAGAATAATGATTAATGGCAGAAATAAATGGAGTGAACTTATAAAAACCTGTCCATGCCAGAAAGAAAAGAAAATAAGAGATAGGGAAGCAATTCCTAAAAAAATTCCAAAAATAAAAAAGACCCCTGCTTTTAAAGTAGAACCTAAGCAAATTATAAAATTTGACGAAAGCTACATAGGAAAGAAAAACAATTTCTTAGAAGTTATTGGAATCAGCAGATTAGATAATGGACATAGATGTTTTGTTTGCAAATGTGATTGTGGGAATATTAAAAATATTGAACCTGTGCATTGGGAACGTGGAATAATTAAAAGCTGTGGTTGCATGCATGGTGAGCTAAATAGAATAGCTTCCACTAAGCATGGCTATAGTGGAGACAGGCTATATGTAGTTTATCTAGGAATGAAACGCCGCTGTTTAAATGAAAAATCAGAAGAATATGAAAATTACGGCGGGCGTGGAATTAAAATTTGCCAAGAGTGGTTAGGAGAACGTGGATTTGAAAATTTTCGTAAATGGGCAATACAAAATGGATATGATTATGATGCACCTAGAGGTCAATGTACAATAGATAGAATAGACGTAAACGGTAATTATGAACCTGATAATTGCAGATGGACTGACTTAATTACTCAGGCAAATAATAAACGTCCTAGTTCAGAATGGAAACCACGGAAAATGCTTACATGGACGATTGATGGGGAAACGAAGGCTAGGAAAGAATGGTGCAAAATTTATGGAATTGGAGTTGAAACTGTGCTGTATAGAATAAATCATAAGGGTATGACCGTTTTTGAAGCTCTCACAACGCAAAAAGAAGCAAATGGAAGACCAAGGAAGTATGCTATATGAGAATGTCAACAGACCCAAAAGAAAACACAATCAAACTTAGGATAAATGATGATATGAGAAATTATATTGAAAAGGCATCTAAAAGAAAAGGAAATTCAATTTCAGAGTATGTGAGAGAACTTATAGAAAAAGATATGAGGTCAAAACAATGTTAATATTCGGCAAGCAAATCACAGACGAGTGTTCCAGATGCGGTCAAGTTTTAGAATGCGAATTGTTCCGGCAGGGGCACGGCGTTAAATGTGACCGACAGAACATATCAAAGATGCTGGAATGCCAATTTGAACACAGGGAGAAGAGAGAAAATGCGAATAATTAGCCAGAGAAGAGATTTGTCGGTAGATTTTGAGAGTACGCCTATATACGTAAATTACAATCATATATTGGCAATTATAGGAGATAAAGAACGTGTCATAGGCGAATACAGCACACAGGAGCGTGCCATGGAAGTGTTACAGAACATTCATGAGACATATTCAGGACTTCCTGTAATATTTAAAAATATAGAGCCAGATAAGAGCGTTAATGATTTGCTTAGAGAAGCAAAACTAAACGCAGTTTACACTATAAATGCTGACAACGCAGACATTTTCAAATTGGATAATGCAATATTTAAAATGCCACAAGGTTAGGTAACGTACTCAATCGGTTATGTAGGTTCGACTCCTACCGTTACCGTTGTCCTGTTTTTAGCATTTTGGACAGGACGAACACACCATATACCTTTTCTTCCGAGATAGGTATGTAATCTCCTCTACACCAGTTAGGACTACTGTTAAGGGCGGTGAGAGACCGTCCGGCTGGTATCGGTCGAGTGAAATCCCACAACACTTGACCGCTTGGTGAAAACCCGAACCATAGCTTACGCAGATATGACCGTTACAGTCGGATTCCCCTTTACTTAGTGGCAATAGCTTAAAAGGCAGAGCAGGGCAGAGGTTTCCTATGCGGTGGTTCGATTCCACCTTGCCACTATCGGTAATTCAAGAACACAAGTTGTCAGTAATTACCGTATCTGCTAAGAGATATCAATAGTTTGCTTTGAGGTATCTTAAAAAACTACACTTGCGGAGATAAGCGACACTGTGACAGCAATAGCCAGTGGGTAGCAAGTGGCACTTTGGAAGTTTGTGCTGGTGCATCAGCGTAGCAGTTTATGAGAAGTGCAGAGAATTGTTAATATCATTTCAGTTCGTCTTGTGTACAATTTTATGATCATGTAATGTTATTGCTGATTCTTTGTAAACCGTGAAAATGCGCAGTTTTGCGGCAAATGAATCCCCTAGAGTGGTTTTGATGAACCTCTGACTAACACAAACTTGCACTTAGTTAGGTGTGGAGCAAGTAAAAAACTGGAACCTAACGCAGCAGAATGTAGCGCAGTCGGTTAGAGCACCTGTCTTATATACAGGCGGTCGCAGGTTCGATTCCTGCCATTCTGATTTTTGCAAGTACCGTGGGTGTTGTTTGGAGTCCGAACCGCCTACGGAAACTGCACAGATAGGAGAGAGTGACGTGAAAGATTGTTCAAAATGTAAATACTGTTATGAGGATTATATTTTTGACGAAGAAACAGGATACGAACATCCAATTTATGATTGTGAAAAGGGAAATGATACAGATTTAGATTTTGAATGTAAGGATTTTAAGGAATACAAACCAAAGAAATATGTTGAAAAAGATACAGAGTGCGATACATGCGAATTTAAAGAAAGATGTGGAAAATTAAGTTCTGGATTGGATTGCACATGTACTGGAGATACAAAAACACATGTTGTTTATCCTAAAGATAAATGCATTAAAGCACACTATGACGTAACAGATTTTGATAATGCTTTGAAAAATAGGATGATTGACGCAGACGAATGGTTCAGACTTGCAAATGCACCAACTGATGAAGAAATAGAATCACTTAAAAAAGCAAAGGAAATGGGTGTAGAAATCCCAGAAAATATTGCAAACTATTTTAGTGAATATGGTATTGAGGTGTGATATGTGTGAATTTTGCGATGGCAGAGAGAAAAGGATTGAAAACGGCTTCACGTATGGAAATGCTCATATAGTAAAAAACAATTTTGGCTACTCATATTCACTTCGCTATGACAATAGCGCTGATGAATACGGAGAAGGAGCATTTGAGATTAACTATTGCCCGATTTGCGGTAGAAAGTTATGTGATGAAACTGAAACACCCATTGAACATTTTTTAAAATCAGAAATGGAAAGAAGCAAATTACGAATGAATGCTTATGCAGAATTCTTCGATGGGGTTCATGTTGATAATGATACTCGTAAAAAACTTTTGGAAAGTCATATAAGATTTTGTAAAAATGCGCTAAAACAGTGTATGGATGTTTGAAAGTTGGTGGAAATATGAAACATCAAAAAGAATGGTGTACTTGTGATCGTTGTGGTACTGAAATTAAAAAAGGAATACTTTGTGGAAATTCCATTACAAGGAATGGCATTTTAAATACCACATACGACTTGTGTTATAAATGTATGGAAGATTTTGAGGAGTTTATGAGAAATGATCAGAATTAAAGAAATGCTTCATTGTCTGCAATTAGATAGCAGAATAAGGCACAATATAAAATATGCACAAAGAGAATGGTTCTTTTCGTACTTTAAGCACTTTAGAAAAGATTTAAACATGCCATTACTCAATAGCATCAAGCAAGCAAGGGGAATATCGAAAACTATTTTAGAAAGAGGGTATATGCCAGACCTTGTACATGATTCTGTAATGCGTATTAGATATTCGAGGAGATGCAATACTCGTGTGTGCAGGGCTGCTAGGAATGATTAGAGGTTTATGAGAAATGACTGTTAATATGGGAACCAAAACCTATGAAATGAGCCGCAAGCAGACAAAAGCTATCCTTGGAACGGCTAAGAAACTTGCAAATTGCAACATATACGGCATCGAAAAAGATAATGTGGTGATTATGCTGAATGAAAAGTATGAGGACGATATGAGCCTTAAAAAAGCCGTAGAGGAGTATAAAAAGAAAGGGTTCAAGGTGCATTGGAAATGAAAATAATCAAAGAAGGCAGCCTTAGGTACGAAAGAAAACCTTTAAAGTTTGAGTGTAAGAATTGCAAAACCGTTTTTGAAGCGGAAAAGACTGAATATGAATATTGTGGAGATCAAAGGGAAGGCGATAACTACAAGTGTGAATGCCCATTGTGCCACAAAATGGTATATTACAATTAAAAGACAACCGGCTAACAAATGGAGTTAGTCGCTACCCTAAAACAGTTATAGGCAGAGGTCAAGGCACTTCTGCTTTTGCGGAGGTGTCCTTTTTTTGTCTTTAGAATTACAGAATGCCGTAAAAAACTATGAAAATTACATACAGGCGCATGGGATTGATGAACAGGTCATAAATGCATATGTTGATGCTTCCGCAGTTGCGATCAAGACAGAAAAAGACATTCCATACGGATTGCAGATAACGAAACGTGCAAAAGAGATTATAGAGCAATTCTGTGTAAAAAATTCAGGCGGCACGATTTTTGATTTAGAAGAATATGCATTTGAGCATGAACAAAGCTATGAATTGATTAACAAATACTATGAAGTTTTGCTTTTGGAAGCACCGCATTTGTTTCACAGCTATTTGCTTTATCTTGAAAAAAACAGAGAAGAAAGCGAAAGATTTTATCAACCAAAAATGAAGCAGCTTAATAAGCATGGACTTATTCAAGCTATGCAGGACTTAGAGGATGATAAACTTAACCTTTTGTCAATATCAATGCCACCTGGAACACAAAAGACTACTCTTGAAAAATTCTTTTGTTCTTGGATAATTGGCAGACACCCAAAAGATTATAGTTTGTTTTTCTCACATTCTGATGATATTACAAGAATGTTCTATGATGGAGTACTTGATATTACTACAAATGCCGAGGAATACACATGGAGTGAAATTTTTCCAAATGTAAAATTGCAAAATACAGACGCAAAAAGACAGCGTATCAATTTTGACAAGCCAAAAGCATTTTCAAATATTCAATGTACTTCTGTAGGCAGTAAAAATGCTGGTAAGGTTCGATGCAACAGATATTTGTACTGTGATGACTTAATAAGTGGCATCGAAGAAGCATTAAATAAAAAATCACTTGATAAGTTGTGGAGAATTTACGGTACTGATGCAAGACAAAGAAAACTTAATCAGCAAGTTAAGGAAATTCACATTGCTACACGATGGAGCGTGCATGATGTTATAGGCAGGCTACAAAGAACATATGAAAAAAGCAACAGGGTACGTTTTATTGCAATTCCTGATATTGACCCAGTTACAGGAAAAAGCAATTTCGATTATAAATACAATGGAATGTCGGTTGAGTTTTTCCACGATCAAGAGCTTACAATGGATGACATTTCATATCGTTGCCTTTATAAGAATGAGCCGATTGAACGTGAAGGACTGCTTTACCACAGTGATGATATTAGAAGATTTGTAACAATGCCACTTAGAGAACCAGATGCAATACTCGGCATATGCGATGTTAAAAACAAAGGAACAGATTTTATGTTTTTACCTTGCATGTATCAATATGACGATGATTTTTATCTTGTTGACTGCATTTGTGATGACAATACAGATTACGGCATACAGTATGGCAGGCTATCCAATATCATTATTGAGCATAAAATGCAACAGTGTGAATTTGAAAGCAACTCAGGCGGTGATAGAGTATCTTATGAAGTTGCACAAAGAGTAGAAAAAATGGGTGGACGATGTAATATTACAGACAAGCCGACAGAGACAAATAAGGAAACAAGAATTATTGTTAATGCAGATTGGGTTAAAAAACATGTTTTATTTAAAACAGCAGAGAACTATAAGCCTAAAGACGATTACGGAATAATGATGACATGGCTAATGACTTATTCGGTAGTCGGTAAAAATGACCATGATGATGTACCAGATGGTCTTGCAAACTTTTGCCTTTTTGTAACAGATAAAAATTTGGTGGCAAAAGCCGAAGCAGTCCACAACCCATTTAGGAGGTATTAAGTAATTAAATATATTATCAAACGTGGAGGTATTAAGGATGCAGACAAGAGAATATCTTAACCAAATAAGCAGACTTAACAGGATGATTAATAATAAGTTGGTGGAAATACAGCAATTAAGGGAAATGGCGTGCAATGTTACTGCTATACAGAATGATGAACGTGTTAAAACTACACCTGACCCAGACAGAATGGGAGTTACATTTTCTAAAATAGATGAAATGGAAAAAGAACTGGATAGAATGATAGACGGTTACGTTGAAAAGAAAAATGTAATCATAAGTCAAATTGACAGTATGGATGATGAAAATGTATATAATATTCTGTTTGCCAGATATATTGAGAAAAAGACTTTTGAAGTAATAGCAACTGAAATGAATTACTCTTTTAGGAATATTACAAGGCTTCACGGCAGGGCATTAAAGGAATTTGAAAAAAAATACGGTGAACAGTATATTGGATTATGATGTTGTCCTAGAATGTCCTATATACAGCGTGGTATTATTAAAATGGTTAAAGACCAGATCAATAAGTTTTCACACCTCTCTCAAAAAGCATCGTCTTCATGACGGTGCTTTTTTAATGCATAAAAGGGGGATTTATTTTGACAGAATCGAAAACAATATACTGCCCTATATGTCATAGAACGGTAGGCAGGCATGATATGCGGTCACAGACAAATACAATCTGTAAGTGCCGCAAATGTGAAAAGAGAATCATATACCACTATGACACAGGGGAAACAGAAGCAAAGAGATTACCACAAAGAGCCACTTCCAGTGGCGTTTGTTTTGTATAAGGAGAAGCAATGAACAACAGGACTTTTCAAGAGCTGGTCAAGGGATGTTATGGTCGAAAAATTGCATATACGGATGTTGAGACTATCACACAAGACAACATTGTAAAAGTCATTGGTCAGTGCGTGGGAGTTTTTTATTTCAACAAAATGGCTATCGAGTACCTTTGGAATTATTACAAAGGTGACCAACCTATCAGATACCGTGTAAAGATATCCAATGAGGATATTATCAATAAAATTTGCGAGAACCACTCTTACGAATGGGTGCAATTCAAGGTCGCCCAGACATATGGCGAGCCTGTCCAGTATATCAGTCGCAAGGATGATGATGAAACCAACAATGCAGTTGATGAGTTGAATGATTATCTTGTGGATGCTAATAAGCAGGAAAAAGATATAGAAGCTGGAGAGTGGCAGTCGGCAACTGGAACATCATTTAAAGCTGTGCAGTTTGCAAATGGAGATATCCCATTCAGAATTGTAGCGCCCAGCCCTATGAACACTTTTATTATTTACAACCGTTCAACGAGAGAGCCGATTCTTGCAGTGCAGGAATTGAAAGATATTGAGGGAAACTGGTATAAACAATGCTACACAGATTCCTATGAATGCAAGATTGTAAATAGCAATGTGCAGGACTGGAAAGTACACGCTTTTGGAAGTATTCCTATAGTGGAATACCCAAATAACCCATCCAGATTATCAGATATCGAATTGGTAATAGATATAATGGACGCTGTGAACAATATGCAGTCTAACAGAATGGACGGCATAGAGCAATTTGTGCAGGCGTGGATAAAATTCGTAAATTGTGAGATTGACGAAGAAGAATTTAAAAAAATGAAAATAAACCACGCTCTTGTAGTAAAATCCATTAACAAGGATAACAAGAGTGATGTTGATGTTATGACGCAGGAATTGAACCAGACGCAATGTCAAGTTGCTAAAGAAGATTTGATTGATAATGCCTTATCTATTTTGGCAATTCCAAATAAACAGAGCAATACAGGCGGCGATACACAAGGGGCGGTGCAGCTTAGAAACGGATGGGATTTTTCAAAATCCAGAGCGAAGCTAAAAGACCCACTTGTAAAGTCAGCAGAAAAACGTCTTGCAAAACTGGTTTTAAATGTTATCCGCATAAAAGACCATGATTTGGGTCTTTCTATGAGGGATTTTGAAGTACAAATAAACCATAGCCCACAGGATAACATGTATACTAAGGCACAGACCTTATATCAGTTATTACAGGCAGGCATACACCCACTTGTTGCTGTAAAAACAGTTGGACTTTGGGGAGATGCGGAAAAAACTTATTTAGTTTCTAAACCGTACTTTGATGTATTATGGAAAACCATTGATAATGTCGAAGCAGAGGAAAAGAAAGCACAGGAAGTTATGGAAAAATTAAACAATCAGCAGAATAAGGCAACTACCGAGGAATAATCGGTAGTTGTTTTTATTTTATAAAATTGCACCTATGCGGTAAATAGGAGAGACTCAGCAGGAGCGACCTGCGGTAACAAAAGCGTGAGTTTACGGAGGTAATTTATGACAAGAGACGATGTTTTGAAACTTTTTCCAGATGCAACAGACGAACAGATCACTAATCTGCTGAATCAGAATAATTCAGAGGTTGCAAAGGAAAAAAATAAGGCTAACCAGTATAAGGAAAAGGCTGATAATGCGACTGAATTGCAGAAAAAGCTGGATGAATTGGAAGCTGGTAATCTTTCAGAAGTTGAGCAGGCAAATAAAAACCTTGAAAAAGCGAATGCAAGAATTGCAGAACTGGAAAAGTCACAGGCAATTTCAACACAACGCAGTAATGCCGCTACCAAATTCAATGTAAGCGCTGAACAGGCGGCACAGATTATTAAGGATGATGGCACTATGGATTATGATGCTCTTGCAAAAATTATTTCTGACAAAGAAACTGCGGCGGCACAGGTAAAAGAACAGGAGATTGCAAACAATTCTACTAATCCTGGCGGCGGTACTGCTGGCGGTAATAAAGACAGCACAAAGACAGCGGATGTCGAGAATGCTGAAAAGATTACTTTTGGAAGCAATTCGGCTACCACAGAAGCAAAAAATCATTATGTAATTTAGGAGGTAAAAATCATGGGCAAGCCTATTGAAAGAGATTTTACTCAAAGACTTGGTATTTTAAAGCATTTCCCCTATTTGGGAGCCGCTTGTATTGTTCCGCAGACAATGGCAACAGGAGCAGATGCAAACGGAAGAAAGATCGTAAAAGGTGGAACACCATTTCCATCAAACGATGAAAGCTGTGTCGGATATCTGTTTGATGATGTTGACGTAACAATGGGTGATGCGCCTGGAACTTACGTTTACGAGGGCGATATCGACAATGCGAAACTTACAAAGAATGGAGTAACTGTTGAGGAAACGGCAAAAGCCAAAACCCCAAGAGTTACTTTTTTTGATTAAGGAAAGAGGTGCAAATTATGGCATTACCATTAGCAGAAGCATTTACAGCAAGAAGTCTTGGTGTAATGTGGAATAACTACGAAAAAACTTTAGGTTCTCAACCTTATCTTGGCAGACAGAAGTTTGGAACAAGAAAGCAGGAAAGCCTTGACCTTAGATTTATCAAGGGTAAGAGCGGTCTTCCTGTTTCACTGAAAGCATCTAACTTTGATGCACAGGCAGAGTTAAGAGATGTTGGCGTTTTCTCTGATATCCAAAACGAGATGCCTTTTTATCGTGAGTCCTACATGGTGACAGAGAGAGAGGAACAGGAGTACGATAACTACAGAAACGCAGAGAACGCTTCTCTTGCAAATGATGTACTTCGTGAGATTAGCAAAAAGCCTATGATGCTGATTGAGGGCGCAAGAGTAGTACCAGAGAGACAGATTTGGAGCTTGCTTGCACCGGCTGACGGTGTACCAAAGATTGATGTATATATCGGGAAAAGCAAATATACTGTAGATTATACTTCCGACAATGGAGCTGCACACAAGAAAGACCACTTTGTTGAAATTACAGGAGACTCTGATAAGTGGAATGTTCCAGCAACTGCAATGCCACTTGATGACCTTATCGAGACAAGACGTAACTTTGCTAAGAAAACTGGATATTCTCTGACAAGATATACCATGAATACAGAGACATGGGAAATGGTATTAAAGGCAGAGGACACAAAGAAACAGGTTCTCGGTATTACTGCATATACAGGCGGCATTCGTTTACAGCAGTCACAGGTAACTGAATATCTGCGTGGCTACGGAATCGAGATCGAGGTATACGATAAGTTGTATGTTGACCCTGCTGACGGTCAGACAAAATATTTTGTTCCAACAGGAATCGTATCTTGTCAGTGCGCAGGGGTTTACCTTGGCGACTACGTATTTGGAAAGACACCGGAAGAAAGAAGCGGAAGCTTAACTGACGGAACACTTTCTATCGTAGAGACTGGAATTGCGGTTTACACATATGCAACAAACCATCCAATCAATACTCATTGTGTAGTATCAATGATTGGACTTCCAACATTCGAGGGAATGGATAGCGTTGTTGTTATGAAAGTTGCGTAGGAGGTGATCCAGCGTGTTAGCAACACACACAATTAAATGTGGTGGAAAATGGTACAATGCAGGAGATAACGTGCCAGAGAGTAATTCTCTGGCATCTCCCGTTGGATATACAAAGGCAGACATTAATCGTATGAGAACCGCAGACTTGCAGAAGTTAGGAAGAGAGAAAGGAATTGAGAATGCCGATTCCTTTAGCGGTGCAGATTTAAAGAAAATGCTTATTGATTTAATGCAGTTATAAGGAGTCCGTATGGAAAAATACAGTACTTTACAGAAAGTAAAAATCAGACTAGGACAATTTCATATGGAGGAAGTCACAGACCCCGACACAGGGATTGTGTCTGATGTTACTGTATTTGATCGTAAGGAAGATAACCCACTTATTGAGTTACTGTTATATCAAAATGAGCAATTAGTAATAAATGCTTCTGGAATATCAAGCGCAAAAAAAGAAGAATACTTAAAAAAGAAAGAAGAAGCTATTGTTGAACTTGCGCTTTATGATCGTAACAAATTAGGAGCGGATTACAGTGCCAGCTATTCAGAAAATGGAATAACAAGAACATGGAATAGCAAAGAAGACATATTATGTTATTATGATATTTCTTGGCATGTTAAAGCTCTCTGAATTGTATGAAAAAAAGAAGATTGTGCATGACCTTTTTACTGGAATCAGTAAGATGGTTGTAGGCGGCGCACAGTAAGAGGTGGAGGGCGGTGCGCCTATATTAAATTGCAGGAGATATAAAATGAAAGAAATTTTATTACAGACTTACACCATAGCGTTACCAATATTGCTTGGTTATATAGTTTGGCTTCTGAAGCAACAGAAAAAAGACAAAGACGCCAATAGTAAAGGTACAATGTTACTTTTGCGAGTGCAACTTATCGAATATCACGATAAGTATATAAAACTCGGCGAAATACCATCTTATGCGTATGACAATTTTGTTGAAATGTATAACGCATATCACGCATTGGGCGGTAATGGTATGGTAACCAAAATGTATAACGAAATACAGGAAATTCACTTAAAGAATGGAGGTAAGGATTAAAATGGATATAACATCAGTATCAACAGTAGTTTCAATCGTAGTGATTACTTATTTGATTGGTATTGCGTCTAAAGCAATTCCAAGCGTAAAGGACAATTACATCCCGATTATCGTAGGTGTGGCAGGCGGCATCTTAGGCGTAGTTGGAATGTACGTAATTGCTGATTTTCCAGCAAATGACGTGCTGAATGCTATTGCAGTCGGAATCGTATCTGGATTGGCAAGCACAGGCGTAAATCAGATTTATAAACAGGTCAAAAATGCTTGATATTAATAAGCAGAAAATGAAATACGCCTTGCAGGGTCAGACCGTGACCATTGAGGAAACTGACGAATTTGGAAACCCCGTGTATGAGGGATATACGGACGCAAGTGGAAACTTCATTCCATACCTTGATTCACAGGGCAATCCGATCCCAAAGACAAAGGAAGTAAGCGGATTCTCTGAACCAGTTACGTTCTATGCAAATATCAGTAATAAGCTGTCAGAAGTATTAGTAAAGCAATTCGGCATAGACGATAGTACATCATATGTACAGATTGTTACAGATAAAGGATATCTGCCTATCAACAATGGTGATGTCGTATGGAAGAAATCAGAAGTTATTCTGAATGATGATGGATTGCCAGACGAGAACAGCGCAGATTACATTGTAAAGGGCGTAGCTGATGAGGGATTGACAGCCGATTTATTCCTGTTACAGAAAGTTGTTAAGTAGGTGGACGTATGGCAAAGAAAGTTATCTCCATGACATTATCACAGAAATCCGTACAGAACGTCATAAAAGAGCTTAGAAGCTATCAAAATTCGTTAGAGTATAAATGTAGGATGTTAGCTGAAAAACTCGCTGAAAAGGGCGTAGAGATTGCACAGACATATGTTGCTTCACTTGATGCAATATTCACATACGAACTTAATTCAAGTATACACGCTGAACACGTAAAAGATGTGCAAGGCGGTGGGATATATGCGGTTGTGGCAGGAACAGACCACGCATTGTTCGTAGAGTTCGGAACAGGAATTGTCGGACAACAAAGTCCTTATCCAGGCAAACTACCAGACGGTGTTACATGGGAGTATGCAAGCGGTAAGACCATAAGACAGTTGGCAGACGGACGCTACGGATGGTTTTACCGTGACGATAACGGTCAATGGTGGTTTACGGAAGGTATGCCTAGCAGACCATTCATGTACTACACGGCTAACGAACTTAGAGACTTGATAATGGAAACAGCCAAGGAGGTGTTCGCCGTTGATTGATAATTCATGGGCTTTACGATTACAAGACCAGTTATTCAACATGTTTTCGCATGAAATGAAGTTAGCATATGGGAACAAGTACAAGAACCTTTACTTGACACAGGATGAAGCAGTCACAGGAACACCAAAGTTTCCGACAGTGCTAATGAGACAGATTGGTGCTACAGAAGCAGGACAGGATTTAACAGGCGAGCGAATAAACGCTGTAAGACCAACATTTCAGATTACCATTAACTACCAAGGCGAAAAAGCAGAAGACAGAGCAGAATTAATTGATATGACCGCAACGGCTATCAACTTTTTTAAATGGAAAAGGTTTGAGGTAAGCAATCCTGTTTATACGATAACCAATAAAATCAGGACGGCAACATTTAGGGCAAGCCGATTATTCGGCTCTATGGATCCGTTACAATAACTATTAACTGGCACACAACAGGGTGTGTCACTGACCGCATTAATTAGCGGTAGAAAGGACGGTATATATGGCGGCAACTATAGCTGGCTTATCCAGTCTGGGTATTACGTTTGGGTATGGCGTAGAAGATACAGCAGGAACAAAACCAGATACATTTACCCAGTTGGACAGAATTAATGCTATCGGCGGTATCACAATCGAGAATGAACAGATTGATGCATCTGCACTGGAAGATTTGGTCTCCAGATACATTCAGGGACGTGGTGATACAGGCGGTTCATTTGCAGTTACTATTAACTTTACAACAGAAACTCTCACACAGTGGGAAACGGTAATTTCTACTTACACAGCACTGACAGGTGGTAAGAGAATGTGGTTTGAGACTATCATTCCTAAGTTTGAAAAGGCTTTCTTTGTTGTGGCACAGCCGCCTACAGCAATTCCTGCGCCAGAGTTTGCACAGAATGAGTTGCTTACCCTTGAAATGAACCTTACAATCGAGGAATACAAGGGAATGGAAACAAAGGTAGCGTTTACCTAAGTTAGATAAAAAAACAGGGGCGGTCTTAGGACTGCCCCTTTTCTTACTAATAGTAAGGGAAAGGGAATAGATATGTTAACAATCAAAGTAAATGATAAAGAGTACACAATTAAATTTGGATATGAGCCAACACTGAAATCAAGATTACTTTCCAGAGTTGCAAAAATGACTGTAAATATGAAGCAGGATGCAGAAGAGAATCTGGAACAGATTGAGAATATGCTTTTATTTGTACCTGAAATGGTTCTGGTAGGCTTGCAGAAATTCCATTCTGATGAGTTTGGCTACAATCTGGACACAAATGACGGATACGAAGAAGCAAAGAATAAAGCTTTTTCTCTGGTCGGTGATTATGTAGATACTGGTGATGTAGATATCACAGACTTTTTTACAGAATTGCAGGAAGAATTAACGGCTAATGGTTTTTTAAAGAAGATGTTCGAGAAAGAAGTGGAGAAAGCACAGGCGAACTCGGACAGCAAGGAGAAAGCCGAGAATTAACATGGGGATTATACTGTGAGGAAATACGTCCTTATTGGCTACTGGTCACTAAGGGGTATGGACTCACGGTACATGATATAGACTGGTCTTGCCCTGCTGACCTACAGCCATATGCAAAGGCATACAGGCTGGAAAATCAGAAAAAAGATAATGATGCATGGGCTATGTTTGGCTCTTATGGCATATCTGCCCTTATGGTTGCTATTGACCATTGCTTGAACGGCAGAAAAGCACGTAGCAGTTACATTGATAAGCCAATTATGAAAGAACTTGAAGAAAAGAATAAGCCATTATCGGAAGAAGAAATGGACAGACAGAGAGAGCTGTTCGTGGCAAAATTGGAAGCCATGAGAGTTAATTTTGAATTGAATCACAAAAAGAAAGAAGATGATAAAAAATGAGTTATATCGGTATAGACGTATCGGCATATCAGGGAACTATTGACTGGGCAAAAGTCAAGGCAGGCGGCATCCAGTTTGCCATCCTTAAAATCATCCGTAAAGATTTGAACCGTGATAAGCAGTTTGAAGCTAACTGGTCAGGCT